TTTCGACCTCCATCTCGCTCATTTGAGCTGATTTGAATAAAACGATACGAACGCCCTCTCCCTTCTGCGAACGGGAAAGGGCGTACTTTTTACGATGCCCCATAGAGGAGCTGCTGTGAAGGCCGAATTGTAGGAGGTTTCCCTTGCCTTTTACCCGGCTTCTGCGTTCTCGCTCTCTTGCGGCAATACGAATGTTTTTTCCTCTGGCGTAAGATAGTCTTCGAGGACCCGCCAGATAAGTCCTTTGTCACGGTCGCTGGCCCTTCGGAACGCATTGGCAAGGATGACAATTTCCTGCTCCGGCTCCTGATATGGCGTTGGGCTGAGAGATAGGTCCATCATGTAATCAATGGACACGTTCAATGCCTTCGCTATACGGGCAACGATGTCAAGGTTGGGTTTGTGTACTCCGGACATATACCGGGAGATTGTGGCCTCGGTGGTATCGGCTTGCTGTGCGAGCCATGCCTGAGAGATGCCGTGCGACTCCACGATGTCCTTCAGTCTACTTGAAAAGTCTGCCATGATAAATACCTCCTATATCTTAATTATAGCCACGAATTACGACATTGACAAGAAAACTTACGAAAATTATAATTTAGGACTTGAAATTATTGAATTTGCATTATATAATAGGGTATACATAAGAAAGGAGGGCAAATATGAACCCTACCGAGCTGAAAGTCGCACGGATGCGACGCAAGATGGTTGGGCAGAACGCAGCAGATGCGCTTGGTTTGACTGTGGATGGCTACTTCAAGAAGGAACACGGCAATGCCCAGATATTCCTGAGTGATGCTTTCACGCTGACAAAGCTATTCAAGCTGTCCTTCTGCGAGTTCGTCACTATTTTTTTTGATGGAGAGTTACCGTTTTGCCAAGATAGCGATAGAGATTATAATTTTGGTGAGACGGCATTTCCACTGAAAGAAGCCAGACAGAGAGCCGGGTACACTGCGTCGGCGGTCGCATCATATCTCGGCATGACGGAGAAATCATACCTGCAACGGGAAAAAGGTGGCGTGAGAATTACACTGGAACAGTGCTACAAACTCTCGAAGCTGTTCGGATTGTCGTTGAGTGAGTTCAACGACGTATTTTTCCGCTCGCAATTACCGTTCGGTAAGGAAGACCTTATCTCTTACACTCTTAGTATACCGCAGAAAGTGGGGGAAATAAATGCCAAAAAGAGCGACGAAAGCATACAATAACGTCTTCTATCAAGCACGAATGGAGGCTGCATCGTACAACGATAAGCTGTCGTCCAGAGAAGGGGCCTCCGAGGTTACGGGCATCGACCGAAACAGGATTGCCTACACGGAGCTTGGAACGCTCTGCCCTTACCCGGAAGAAGTGCTAGTGATGGCAGACACCTACAATGCCCCGGAGTTGCTGAACCACTTCTGCGCTACGCTATGCCCTATTGGCAAGGTAAGCGTAGATGAAATCGTGGAAGGGTCGCTGGAGCAGGTAAGCTTGAAACTGCTGGCATCGACCAAGTGCATTGCTGGCATCCGTGAAGAACTCATTGACATTGCCGAGGACGGCGTAATCGACGAGAACGAGAAGGAGCGTATGTCAACCATCTTGGAGAGCCTGAAACAAGCTGCAAATGACATCAAAGCCTTGGAACTGGTCTGCACGAAAATCATGAAGGGAGCGGTACACGGTGTCGGATGATTCCAGGAAATCAGCCTTGCTGAAGGCACTGGAGGAACGTGGTATCACCACGCAAGAGCAGCTGCTAGAAGCTATCAGGAAGATGAAGAAGCTGGACATCACGCAGTTTGTGTTTACCACGTCCGTAGGAGGAGAGGCAAATGCAAGATGATACGGACACCACTGTACCGTTCAGAAAGCCAAGAAAGAAACAGAATGTGAACCAATATTGGAAACAGCTCTCTATTCAGGCGGTGTTCTTACTGACATCGGCGCTCGTCATTGCGTGTCTATTACTGTTGGGATTGAAGACGCTCAGTAAGGACACAAGTTCCGAGCGTGAGGAACAAACGGTTCCATCCTTTGAACCGGACACTGGAGATAAAGAGATATTCTCCGAAGAACCGAACAGCATTGAGCAGATGCTGGGAGACGGATATGTCACAAATAGCATACCGCTATCCTACGAGCTACAGCTCACAGCGAGAGAGGCGTCGGATGCCTTTAATGTTCCCTACACGATGCTGCTGGCAGTGATGTTTCAGGAAAGCTCCTACCAGACAGATGCAGTCAATTATGATGGAACTTGCTGGGGACTGATGCAAGTGAACGAAATCAACTTTGAGAGACTCACTGAAGAACTGGGCGATTTTGGTGTTACAGACATCAAAAATAACCCAGAGGATAACATCGTGGCAGGGGCGTATATGCTCGGTGAACTGCTGGAAAAGTATCAAGATGAGAACATGGCACTCATGTGCTACAGCTGTGGAGAGGCAGGAGCTAGGCAACTCTTTGAACAAGGGTATTATTCGTCGTCATACAGCAGAGCGGTCATACAGTACGAACTAGAGCTTGATAATGCCGGAATATTACCAAACGGTAAATAAAACAGAAAAATTATAAAAAGGGTTGCCCAACCGACTTTTTCTTCCTATAATTATAATGACAGCAGGAATATTATAACAGTCGCAACAAAAGGGAGTGAGGCAAATGTTAGATATTCAGCCGGATAAGGTGATGGAGGTCGTCGAGAAGGTCGAGGATAAAACACATTACCTATTCGAGCCACATGAAGTCACAGAGTCGGTTCAGTTCACTGTTCGTAAATGCGAGATGAACAAGAAGGATACGATGTACTTCTACGTCCTGCTGGAGAACGAACTGACGGACTTCTTACAGAGGTCAATCATCAACCTGATGGGTGAGATGAATAAGACGCTCCGATTGGAACAGAGCTACATTCAAAAGTGAGGAGGAACAACGATGTGTATGATTTGTGGTCGAAGTCCCTGCCATCCGCAATGCCCCAACGCTCCTGAGCCACCAACGGTCTACACCTGCAAAATCTGCGGTGATAGCATTGTATCGGGAGAACGGTATTACGAGATGGATGGCGAGTATTACCACGAGGATTGCTTCGAGGACAACGCCGTCTCAATCTTGGTTGAGGAGTGCGGGGCAATGAAAGGTACCGCCGAGAAGATTATTTGGAAGGAGGGAAGATGATGCAGATAACAGAATACCCAGAGCTTACATTCGAGGAGAGACATCACATCTATAGGCTGAACGGAGTGGAGATACCCAGTGTGACAACGGTTATGGAGCCACTCTCCGACCAAGTTTACAACACGGTCAGCGATGCAGTTCTCAGAAAAGCCGGTAACAGAGGGACGGCGGTACATAATGCCATCGAGAACTATGTCAAGTTTGGTATTGAGGATGTGTCCCCGGAACATGCAGGGTACTTCAATGCGTTCCTTCAGTGGTACGAAGACCACAAGGTCATTCCTTACGGAACCGAGGTTCGGCTCTATCACAAAGGACTACTCTATGCAGGAACGGCGGACATGATGGCAGAGGTAGACGGCATAGATACACTCATCGACTTCAAAACCACATCGTCCGTCTCAACGATGCTCTGCGGGGTGCAGCTCGAAGCCTATGACCGGGCAGTGGCATCACACGGCAGCGGGTCGCATTTTCAGAGAAAGGTAATCGTGCATCTCTCCAAAGACGGCAAGTACGAGATGATACCGTTCAGCACGAACGATACAGAGTGCTGGAGGGTTTTCACCGCTTTACTTACAGTCAGGAACTACAAGCAAAAATTCAAATAAGGAGGGCAATACAATGGCAGTAGAAACTATGGTAGCCGTCATCGACGGTATTGCTGCAAGTCAGCAGGAGAAGGAACTCGTTCTCAATCAGCAGGTCACAGAGATTGAGTTCCAAGCTGGAGCAATCGTCATTGACAATGATGAAGAATACCAGGCCGCTGCTGACTTCGGCAGGACGCTGAAACAGAGAGCGTCGGACGTGAAGGACTTCTGGGCGCCAATGAAGGATGCAGCGCACAAGGCACACGCCGAAATCTGCAATAAGGAAAAGGCGATGCTTCAGCCTCTGGTAAACGCCGAGAAAATCCTGAAACAGACGATGGGAGATTACGTCGCCGAGCAGGAGCGCAAGCGCCGTGAGGCGGAGGAGGCCGCTCGCAAGGCAGCGAAGGAGGAAGCCGAGCGCAAGATACAGGAAGCAATCGCATTGGAGGAGAGCGGCGACCAGACTGCGGCAGAAGCTGCGGTGGAGGAAGCCGAAATTATGGACAATGTGGCGGCATCTGTTTCCGTAGCTTCGGCGAAGCCGAAGGCCACCGGGGTCTCCACCAAAAAGGATTGGGAAATCGTCTCCATCGACAGTGAGAAAGTCCCGACTACGGTCATGGGTATTGACATCCGCCCGGTGAACACAGCGGCGGTCATGCGTCTCATTCGGATGTCGAAGGGTCAGGTAAGCATCCCCGGCATCCGGTTCGAGGAGAAGGTGCAGATGAGTTTCCGTAAGTAACAGAAGGGAGAGTGAGACAATGAGTACAGCGTTGAGCAAGGCAGAACAGAACGCATTGACAGTCAGCTACGATGTCCTTGGGACACACGTCGAGTTGGACTTGGACTTCGTGAAGCGTTACCTCGTCAGAGGCAGAGCCGAGCTAACCACCGACCAAGAGCTGGTCTTCTTCATGAACACCTGCAAGATGCAGAATCTGAACCCGCTGGTGTCGGGAGAGGTGTATCTCATCAAGTACAGCAAGGACGACCCGGCGCAGATGGTCGTCGGCAAGGATGCGTTCCTTCGGAGAGCGTACAGCGACCCAAATTACCTGTGCAAGCAGGACGGAATCACAGTGCAGCGTGGCAACCAAATCGTGCAGAAGGAAGGGTGCTGCCTCTATCCGGGTGAGACGCTGATAGGCGGCTGGTGCCGTGTGACTTACATGAGGGCGTCGAAAGAGCGTACAGCGTTCCGAGAGGTGGCCCTCTCCGAGTACAACAAAGGACAGGCAAACTGGAAGTCGAAGCCGTCCACGATGATTAACAAGGTGGCGGTCAGCCAGTGCATCCGGGACGCCTTCCCGAAGGACTACGAGGGTGTCTACTCAGAGGAAGAAATGCTGGCGTCTGGAGCCATCCCAGCGGTGGATGTAGAATACACAGACGTCCAGCCAAGTGAAAACGTGGTGATGGAGGACGACCCCGTTATCACAAATGAGCAGCGGCAGGAGCTTTTCAGAACAGCGAAGAAGTATCTGGGGGACGCAGCAAACGATGTGGTGAAGTCGATTATTACGGAGCTGGGATTTACCAGCACCACAGGGCTGAAAACTTCCGACTATGTGAAGGCTATGTCTTTGCTTCAGGAAGTCATCGACAACAGCACTGAGCAGCTCGGCGAAGAAGATACAGAGCCGCAAGAGTAAAGGCCATCCCAGCGGTGAGATACTATTCCTGCCGCTGGGTACTTTCAAGGGAGGGAGAGAATGTGGCACTCAGAGACCAGCCCTACCTTCCGCTCTATGTGATGGACTTTATCGCCGACGAGAAGCTGGCTAACTGTTCCGCTGAGAGCACCGGAGTCTATATAAGACTCATGTGCATAATGCACAAAATGGAAGACTACGGTTCAGTCACATTGAAAGCAAAAGAGAAGCAAAAAGATAACAACATTGCAAATTTTGCTTTTAAATTGACGAGGCAAATGCCTTACCCGCAGGAGGTCATTGAACGCTCTTTAGTGGAACTTGCCGACGAAGGTGTCATCATAATCGAAGGGGACCGACTCTACCAAAAACGCATGGTAAGGGACGGAGAACTCAGTAGGAAAAGGGCAGAAGCAGGGTCAAAAGGCGGGAAAGGCTCCAGAAACCAGCCCACCGATAGCAAAACAGCAAGCAAAACCAGAAGCAAAACTGAAGCAAACACTGAAATTGAATATGAAAATGAAGCTGAAACTGAAATTGAAGGTGGTATTAAAGATGGTAGCAGCAAACCGTCGCTCATAGAGGAGCGCTTTGAACAGTGGTGGGCGTCATACCCAAGGAAGGTTGGCAAAGGCAATGCCAAGAAAATTTTCCTCAAAATCGCCCCGGATAAGGCACTGTTCGAGAAGATGATGACCACGCTCGAAAAAGCCAAGCATTGCGAGCAATGGTCCAAAGAGCATGGTCAGTTCATTCCTCACCCCTCAACTTGGCTGGGTCAAGGCCGATGGGATGACGAGTATGGTGCATCGGAAGGTGCGGCACATGACGACACCCCGTTCGACTGGAATGGAGATAACCCTTACGAGAAATGGGGGACGTGACAATGGAAGGTATGACATCGGTGATGCAAAGTATCATCAAACGAGCTGAAGCCACTCAGGAACACGACCGTTCCGACTACACCAATCAGGATGACGGCCTTCTCTACTGTGGAAAGTGCAGGACTCGAAAACAGATGAGGCTCGACGTAATGGGGACTGAGAAGATAGTTCCTGTCGTTTGCAGATGCAAAAAAGCTGAGATGGAAGCCATTCGGCGCAGGGAACAGCAGCGTGAGGACATGGAAATCGTCTCGAAGTTGCGCAGTAAGAGCTTGATGGATGATAAGTTCTCTGCTCAGACCTTCTCTAGTTTTGAGGTCAGTAGGCAGAATGAGAAAGTATTCCGCCTCTGCAAGAGGTATGCTGATGGTTTCGACCAGATGCTTCAGCGTAACCAGGGGCTTCTGTTATATGGGGATGTTGGGACAGGAAAGACATTTTCGTCCGCTTGCATCGCCAATGCACTGTTGGACAAAAAAATCCCGGTGGTAATGACATCGTTCGTGAAGCTGTTGGAGAAGACGAGAGGGTTCGACGAAGACGACGAATCCATCATACGACAGCTCAACAAGGCGAAACTCCTCGTCATTGACGACTTAGGAGCAGAGCGAGGCTCCGACTACGCATTGGAGAAGGTATACGACATCGTAGACAGCAGGTACAGGGCAAACCTGCCAATGATACTGACCACGAACTTGGACTTAGAGGAAATGAAAGCTGAGAGGGACATACGAAGGTCACGCATCTACGACAGAATATTCGAGGTTTGCTACCCTGTCAAGTTCACAGGCATATCGTTCCGCAAAGCCGAGGCCAACAAAAGGTTCAGGGAAATGCGGGACTTCTTGGAAGGAGAGTCAGGATGAATAAGCTGGAGATTTTCAAAGAAGAAGACCGAATGACGGTCGCCGCAATTCTTGTCAAGAATGGGTACACCGTTCGACAAGGACGTGAACGTGTCGAGGGAAAGAAGTCCTATGTACAGCTCCTCGAATACCAGAAGAACAGAAAAACGCAAAAGGAAGGGTGAACGATGACAGTGGCTACTCAGCAACAAATGGTACTTGACCACATGAAGCGAAACGGCAGCATTACTTCTTGGGATGCAATCACGGACTATCACATAACACGACTGTCAGGCATCACCTTCAACCTGCGCAACCAGGGCTACTACATCACGTCGACGATGGAAACCAACGGAGATAAACATTATGCCAGGTATACGCTCTGGGAGAAATCAAAATGAAAACAACGAAGCTGCGGTGGTCCACCGATGTGGAAGGAACCTGGATTTCTGCATTGGTTTCCAGAGACGAGGCTATGCAAACGATGCAGAACGTCGAGGAGGGCAGGACATATGAGGTCACAGTCAAAAAAGCTCGCAAAAAGAGAAGCCTCGACTCGAACGCATATGCGTGGGTACTGATGGACAAGCTCGCTGCTTACTACAAGGTTCCGGTTACAGAAGTGTACCGAAACTTTGTTAGAGAGATTGGTGGGAACTCTGAGATAATTTGCATGATGGATGGCGCAGTCAAAACCTTTTGCGAAGGATGGGAACATAATGGCATCGGCTGGCAGACTGAAGTCCTACCGTCAAAAATCGAGGGGTGCAGCAACGTCAAAATCTACTATGGGTCTTCCACCTACGACACAGAACAGATGTCACGACTCATCGAGATGGTTGTGGACGAGTGCAAGGACGCAGGTATAGAGACCCTCACACCAGAAGAATTGGCAAGAATGATGCAGAATTGGAGGTAACATATGGAAGAAAACAGGTCTTGCTTTCTTTGCGGCAAGAACGGGTCTCAGGACAGACTGGAGCGACATCACATCTTCGGAGGCTCAAATAGGAAACTATCGGAGCGGTACGGCCTCGTGGTATACCTCTGCGGAGAACAGTGTCATAGGAACGGTCCAAACGCAGCACACCGTTCTGCTGAGACGATGAGGATGCTTCGTGTCTATGGGCAGAAGAAAGCGATGAAAGAGAATGGCTGGACATTGGAACAGTTTCGGGAAGTGTTCGGCAAGAATTACTTGGAGGACGAGGACGCATGAAGGTCGAGTTTACCATACATGGGCCTCCTGTTGGTAAAGGGAGACCTCAGTTCAGCACCTATGGTGGACACGTCACAGCGAGAACGCCACAAAAGACGGTTATATACGAAAACCTCGTGAAGATGGAGTACCAGCAGCAGAGCGATGGTCAGAAGTTCGATAACGATTCGATGCTCGAAGTCGAAATCGACGCCTACTATCCTATCCCGAAGTCGGTGAGCAAGAAGAAACAGTCAGCGATGATGGCAGGAGAAATCAGACCCGTAAAGAAGCCGGACTGCGACAACGTGGTAAAGGTCATCCTGGACTCACTCAACCACATCGCATATCACGATGATGTTCAGGTGGTCGATGTGAGCCTACACAAGTGGTACAGCGACGAGCCGAGAGTGGTCGTTGTTATGCAAGAAGCCAGACACCCGCAGGAGAGCGAGCAGGGGCTGATTTAAGCGAGTTTCCATTGCGGGGAGGAATTATATAGACCGAGCGAGAAAATCAAATTTAGGCAGTTTCTCGTCGGTGATACAGTACGAAGGGAGAGAAGACAATGAACACGGTAGCACTATCCGGCAGACTTGTGAGGGAGCCAGAGATGAGAAGCACTTCACAAGGTACATCGGTCACGTCGTTCAGCATTGCAGTAGACAGACCTGGAGTGAAAGACAAGGCAGACTTCATCGACTGCGTGGCTTGGCGTAACACGGCGGAGTTCATCTCCAAGTGGTTCCACAAAGGCGACCCGATTGAGGTCACGGGCATCATCACCAGCAGGAGCTGGGAGGACAAACAGGGCAACAAGCGCAAGTCGGTGGAGGTCGTTTGTGACCGGGCGTTCTTCCAGAAGTCCAAAAAGAACGACATTACAGCACCTGAGTCACAGCAGGAATATGACAATGGATTCAAAGAACTCAATGAGGACGACGGAGATTTGCCGTTCTAATACACAGAAAGGATGAAAACAGACATGGAGCAGCAGTTGGACAAAAAGAGCATCTTGGAGATGTCAATGGGAGGCATCCTCGAACGGGTGGACTACGAGATGGGCAAGGTCTTGGAGAATATCCTTGACCCGAACACAAAAGCCACCGCCAAACGCAAACTCACGGTGAACCTGGAAATCACCCCCAGCGCAGACCGCAAGACCATCACAGTTCAGACCACGGCAAAAAGTTCTCTCTGCCCGACCGAGGCCATCACGACGAGCCTATTCGTCACCTCTGAACCCAAAACAGGACAGATGGTTGTAGCGGAGATGACGCCACAGGTTCCAGGACAGTACAGCCTTGATGGTGACGTTCAGGAGTCTCCCAAGGTGCTCAACTTCACCACCAAGCAAAAAACTGTAAACGGCTAATCAAGAAAGGGGTATATATCATGATTAAAGAAGCTATTGAGTATCTTGTTTCCTTGGCAGAGAACAAGGTATATGAAATCGAAGGTTCTACCTATTCCGACCACGAACTGGTCCGCATTCCAACATATATTCAGAGACCTGAAAGCATACGAGTAAACGGATTGGACAGCGTGGTGAAGTTGGTGCGAACAGAACTGATTACAACCATGACACCCCTGTTTATCCGGGTGTCCAGCCCCAGGAATGTACAGGTTTTCAGTGCGCTCGACGACGAGATGGGTCGGGACTACCTGTACGAAGCAATATGTGACGCACCTGACTTCCGAGCTGGTTGGAGAGAACATGAGTCGGCAATCATCGAGCTTCGGAGCGCTTTCGTACAAAATGAAGGCACGGAGTACCTGCTGGACCTGCTATCTCGTATCTGCAAAGAGGACGGCGTGACCAGTGAGGACAACGGGGTATCGCAGACCGTCAGTGCTCGACAGGGCATCACGCTCAAAAACTATGAGAGGCTCAAAAGCAGAGTGAGGCTGGCTCCGTACCGCACCTTCACTGAAATTAAGCAGCCGGAGAGTGAGTTCATCCTGAGGCTGGATGAGAACACAAGAGTGGGACTCATTGAGGCTGATGGTGGACGATGGAAGATGGATGCCAAGCAGAGCATCGCATCCTATTTCGAGACCGCCTTAAAGGAAGAAGTGGACAGTGGGAAAGTCATTGTGATGATGTAAAATACCGCCCTCACCCCGGAGAGCGAAAATCTCCGGGGTGATAAAGTGAAGAAGGAGGAGTAGCGGTGAACCAAAAAGAAAAGATAGTTTTCGAGTCAGCTATACAGCACTACGGCGTTGAGGCACAGCAGAAGATGGTTCTGGAAGAGATGTCTGAACTACAGAAGGAAATCTGCAAGCTGTGGCGTGGCAGAGACGCTATCACACACATTGCTGAGGAAACCGCTGATATGGAAATCATGCTCGAACAGTTGAAGCTCATGCTGAACATCGAGGGAAAAGTGAACGATTTCCGACAGCAGAAGGTGGAGCGTCTGGTGCAACGCTTGATTGACGACGGTTGCGAGGTGGCATTATGAGCGAAGTCATCAGGGTGCCGGAGAAGGTCAGCGGTGTAAAAGACAGCGTACAGATGGATTGCAAAGGTGTCTACACAGTATTCCACGAGAAGAACATGATGCAGCAGATTGTGAGCTGTAGAGCACACGCAAGCTGGGAGAATGGCATCGTGTCCATCAGCTACACCGTGGAAGGAAAACACCAGTCGATTGGCATTCGCCTCGATGAACTGATGTCGCTGCTGCGTGAGGCCAGCGAAGCCAGAAAGAAAATCGAGCAGCCTGAAGTCGAACCGTAAAAAGGGGGAGTAAGCGTGTCTGGGAAAGCAAAGGGCGAGGACGTGAACTTGTCGAGTGCTATGCTCAAAAAAATCACGGAGACAGCATCTGCTGCTGCTTGCGAAGCGTACCGAAAGGAAAGGGAAAAAGAGCACCAAGAGAACCATGACAAAAGGCTCTACAACACCAGACTCTTGATGGAGAAATACCGTGGCCTGGTCAAATACAGTGAGGACGCCGTGTACGACTCTCGGCAGCTCGACGATGAGGATGACGCACAGATACATGAAATCTTAGACCTGATGAGCGACGGCAGAGACAGCTACACCTTGTCCGTGGATAGCATCCGGGAGCGTGTGGGTAGAACTCGTATCATCTTGCGACATATGGATAAGATGCTGGAGTTCTACAAGTACCACTGCGAAAGGTCCGGGAAGACAGACATACAGCGCAAGTGGGACACTATCAACTACTTGTATCTCGTGGAAGATGAGAAAACAATCCCGGAGCTTGCTGATATGTTCTATGTGGATGAGAGAACGGTGTACCGATACAATAAATCAGCTTTGCAAGACCTCAGCGCTCTTTTTTTTGGCTGTATCGAATAGCTTTGGACAGTCGGCACATACAGGGCATGAGGAACACTCTGGACTCGTCGGGTGGCAGTATCTCGTCCCAATGTTCCAGCAAGCAGAGTCCAAGATACCGGGGTACTCTGTGCAAAGCTCTCTTGCTTTGTATATGACAGCGTCGTTCGATGCGCCAGCACAAACAAGTCCCGCCCTCTGGAATATCCTTTTGACATGAATGTCCGGCGATATGTCGATGGAGGATAGGTCGGAGAACGGGACGTTGTGCTCCCTGTACAGAATATTTGTTGCCATTGTAGCAATCTTCACGCCTACCCCGTCAAACTCCAAAAATCGGTACACTACCGATGCGCTGCTAGGGCAACCAGACCATATCCTGGAAGCATCCCCGCCGTACTGGTTCTGAATACGAAGGACAGCGCTATGGAAGACAGCAGCCATCTTCTCGTTATATCTGTGCAGAGTCTGCTCGCTGAAAAGATGTTCGTACTCCTTCAACGAAATCTGAGCCAGTTCTTCTACATCGAACTCGTGGCAGAGAGATTGCATCACCTTATATGGGATGCTCCATGCCCGTTCAGACGATACCTGCCTATCCATACAACAGGCAAGCACGAAGGCGTGTGGGTAATTCTCGATGTCGTTCACCAATCGGTTCTCCTCTGGAGACAGCCCGGCGATGTCTGTGTTACCTGGAAGCAAGTCATTTACGTTTCGACTATAGCTGACAAGCCAATGTTCTTTACTCATACTGATACTCCTTATGTTCGGATGATTGTGGGTGCTTCACCATAATTATACAGTATTTGAGGTTACGTTTGGGTAAGTTGAGTAAATGATAAGAATTTTGGCTGAATTACGACTATATAGCTTGTCGCAGACACGTCGTCGATGTGTCATTGACGTGTCAAAGCAAATGTGCTAGAATGGTATGCGTAGAAACAGGAGGAGGCATCGACCTCCTCTTTTTTGCGCCCTAATGTTACTGATTTTACAATAAACGGGCTGAACTTATAACTCTTGAAAGGCGGTTTGAGCATGGAAGTCACAATGAGGCTGGTAGACGAATTGGTCGCCTACGAAAACAACCCCAGGTTCAACGATAATGCGGTGGACCCTGTGGCAGAGAGCATACGGCAGTTCGGGTTCAGAGTCCCTATTCTGCTGGACAAGAACGACGTAATCATCGCAGGACACACGAGGCTGAAGGCGGCGAAGAAGCTTGGCATGGAGGAAGTACCTTGCATCTCATGTGAGGACATGACACCGGACCAAGTGAAGGCGTTCCGACTGGTGGACAATAAGGTCTCGGAGTTTGCTGATTGGGACCTCCCCAAGTTGAACGAGGAACTTCGCGAAATCGACATCCCTGAGCTGGACTTGGAGAAGTTCGGTTTTCACGAGCTGCCTGAGCTGGACATCGACGAGTATCTGAAAGACTACGAGCAACCCGAAGAAAAGGAGGAAGAACCGCAGCGCATTCAATGCCCACATTGTGGCGAGTGGTTCGACCTGCCATGAGGCTGTATCTAGCCGCCTGTGAGAGCCAGCCGGGATTGATGGAGGAATTTCAGCCTCCATATATCCTGACATCCTACGAGGCTATCCGCAACAAAAAACGAAGTGAGACAGTTCTGAACTGGGTTCGGAACCAGTGGTGTAAGGACGTAATGCTTGACAGTGGTGCGTTTTCCTTCTCAGCTACGGGGTACGGCGGTGCCAATACCTCGGTGGAGTGGGAACGATATGTGGACGCCTACTCCGACTTCATCAACGCCTCCGGCATCAACCATTTTTTCGAGATGGACGTAGATGACATCATCGGCCTGGAAAAGGTAGAAGCCCTTCGGCGCAGGATTGAACATCGGACACAAAAGCAGACCATCCCGGTATGGCATAGGAACCGTGGATGGAAGTATTTCGAGAGAATGTGTGACGAGTACAAGTATGTCTCCATCGGAGGTATTGCAAAAAACCCCAATGGCCCTAAGATTGCGAAGACCTTCCCGTACTTTATCGACTGCGCACACAAGAAAGGTTGCCAGATACACGGGCTGGGGTACACCGACATCAAAAACCTGAAGGCAAACCCCTTCGACTCTGTAGACTCATCCTCGTGGGGTTGCGGCTCACGATATAGCGTTTCATATGAAATGAGAGGCCACACACTGGTCTCTCATAAAAACATTTACCCCGGCAAGCGCATTGATGGAAAATCCATAGACCGCCACAATCTGGAGATGTGGGTAAAATACGCTCGGTCTATTGATTATCAACGGTGAAAGGAGGAGAAAACACTATGAAGTTCAGAAAGTACAACAATCAGGAAGGCATCACTCACCTGAAGCTGTCGCACAATGTCACCATCAGGTGTCCTCTCGGTGAGAACTACAACACGGCAAGAGTGGAGTGCGACATTGAGATGAACGATGTCTTCCTTAACATGGACGACCTCAGAGAGTATTTCGCTGAGGAGCTGAACGGCGGCGACTACACTCAGGAGTCGTTGGCAGCGGAAGTCCACAAAACCCTGAAGCGAGAGTACAACTCTCCACACGTCAGTGTACGGGTCGTGAACGATGACCCGCCAGCAACCGTGGTCGTCAAGGAAGACTAAGCATCAGATGCGAGAAAACCTCAATAAAGGAGAAAACCTCAATGGGAAAAGCAACAAAAGCCGTCGTTCTTCTGAGCGGCGGTATCGACAGCACTACCTGCCTTGCACTTGCTGTCGATGAGTTAGGAAGCAACAATGTCATCGCTCTCAATATGTTCTACGGGCAGAAGCATGACAAGGAGATGGAGAGCGCAAAGGCTGTGGCCTCTTATTACGGTGTGGACTATCGGGAGATGGACATGAGCGTCGTGATGGAAAGCAGCAACTGCCCACTCCTGAAGCACAGCGACAGAGAGATTAAACACCTCAGCTACGGCGAGCAACTTGCTAGGATGGGAGGAAGCGGTACGGTCGATACCTATGTACCCTTCCGCAATGGACTGTTCCTATCGGCGGCTACTGCTGTTGCTATCAGCGAAGGAGCAAGCCGTGTGTACTACGGCGCTCATGCAGATGACGCTGCTGGCAGCGCCTACCCGGACTGTTCACAGCAGTTTGCCGAGGCCATGAATAACGCCATGTACGAAGGGTCTGGGAAAACCGTCCGGCTGATGTCTCCGCTCATTGGCCTGAACAAGACCGAGGTTGTGAGACTTGGCTTGGGACTGGAGGCACCGTACCAGCTTACTTGGTCCTGCTACGAGGGCGGGAAGAAACCCTGCGGCGAGTGTGGGACCTGCATCGACCGGGCAAGAGCCTTTCGTGAGAACGGGGTAAAAGACCCTGCACTGGGAGGTGACGAGGAATGAGGAAGACAGATAGAAACCTAGCCATCCTTCGGACGGTGTTCGCAGTCAGCCTGGTGATTTCCAATGTCGTAACGTCGAAGCTCATCTATACGGGCATCCGGCTGTTCGGCACAGTCATCACACTGCCTGGTGCGGCACTCTGCTATGCCATCACATTCCTCGCAACAGATGTTATCGGCGAGGTGTGGGGCAAGAAGGAAGCCAACGATACGGTGCTGTTCGGGTTTATTGGGCAGATACTTTCCACACTGCTCATCATCTTCACTCAGTACCTACCAGCAGCAGACAGCTATGTACAGGAAGCCTATGAGACAATGCTGGGGCAGAACTACATCTTTGTCATTGGCAGTCTGGTGGCATATTGGGCCTCACAGACATGGGATGTGCTCGTTTTCCACAAAATCCGTGACAGGTACATGAAGAAACACGGTGGCAGCAGAAAGGGTGGAAGATGGATATGGAATAACGGAAGCACCATGACGAGTCAAATCATCGACACGGTGCTTTTTATTGGCATCTCCTTCGGTATCGGCTTCGGATGGCTATTCAAGCCTGAAATGTGGCCTACGCTGGCTGCCATGATGGTGGGACAGTACGCCCTGAAGTTCATTCTGGCTGCGCTTGACACTCCTATCTTCTACTTCCTGACCAGAGAGCGGTAATAACGACAACTCAATCTCGAAGGAGGGGAGGAAGGTATGGCAACAAAGAAACCCACGTCTGAAGACGAACCCATTTGGGAACAGCAAGTCGGCGAGACGAGCGCAGCGTGGGAAGCCTTCCAAATCTACTTCAATCAAGATAAGAAGAACGCCAGCGATGTGGCAAAGCAGTTGCATAAGAGTTACACACTCATACGCCGCTGGAAGGACCGATGGTTTTGGGAGGAGCGTTGCAGAGCATACGAGAACTCACTCCTTCGAGCCGAGTACGAGGAAGTCAAGAAGACCCGTAGGAGGGCGGCAAGAAACAAGCTGGCTTACGCCGCCACAATGCAAAACTTGGGCTTCGCTGCACTCCAGAAGGTGGACGCCGGAGAACTCACCGCAAAGGACCTGCCTCTGATAATGAAGATGCTACAGACGGGCTTCGAGTACGAGGACATCGGTAGAGAAGCTCTACTCGATGTAGTCGAGAAGGAGCTGGGTAACGAGGCAGACACTGATGAGACTGAGGATGTAGTCGTCTACGTCCCGGATAACGGCATGGGGAGTGAAGGAACATGAGCACACGCATTATCACACCGCAAAAAGGCGCACAGGAGAGGTTCCTGGCCTCGAAAGCGCAAATCTGCATCTATGGTGGTGCAGCTGGCGGAGGAAAGACCTGCGGTATGCTCATCGACGCACTACGATGGAAAGACGTACAGGGATTCGGCGCTGTCTTCTTCAGAAAGAACTACAACCAGATATTCTCACAAGGAGGACTGTGGGACGAGAGCATGAAGCTCTACAATGGCGTCAGGAGAGCCTATGCGCAGCTCGGCAGAGGGCGATGGGTATTCCGGGATAAGAACGGCAAAGAGACAGCAAAAATCAGCTTCGCCCATATCGAGCGAGACCAAGAGGTTTACAAATGGCAAGGCTCGCAGATTTGTGGCCTGTACTTCGACGAGCTGACTCACTTCTCAGAGCGCATCTTCTTCTATATGCTCTCCCGTAACCGCTCGCTCTGCGGCGTGACACCGTATGTGCGAGCATCGACGAACCCTGACGCTGATAGCTGGGTGGCGAAGTTCATCGACTGGTGGATAGACCCGGAGACGGGCTACCCCATCAAGGAACGCTCCGGCGCAATCCGATGGATGCTGCGGCGTGACGAGCAGATATATTGGGCGGACACCAAAGAGGAGCTGATAGAGCAGTTCCATCTGGTCACACCAGAGGAGGTAGCCGAACCCAAGTCCGTCACTTTCATCGCAAGCACCATCTACGACAATCAAATACTCCTGAAGTCAAACCCGTCCTACTTGGCGAACCTGAAGGCTCTGCCCGTAGTAGAACGGGAACGTCTTTTGCAAGGCAACTGGAAAATCAAGCCTGCTGCTGGCCTCTTTTTCAAGAGGACTCAGGTACGGCACATCCTCGATACTCCGCCACTTGATGTCATCTCGTGGGCGAGAGCGTGGGACCTTGCCGCCACCGCAGAGGACGAGGGCGGGGAACCAGCCTACACCGCAGGTGTGCTGATGGGAAAGCGAAAAGACGGAAGCTACGTCATCGCCGATGTCATCAACAAGCGCCTTGCGGCGAACGAGGTCCGGCAGCTCATCAAGCTGACAGCGGAGCAGGACCGGGCCAAGTACAAGGTGGTCCACATCCGTCTACCCAAAGACCCCGGACAGGCTGGCAAGGACCAAGCCCAGAACTATATCAAGTTCCTCTCAGGCTTCGCTGTCAAAGCGGTAGCTGAGACTGGCTCAAAGGAAGCACGAGCCGAACCCGTAGCCGCACAGTGGCAAGCAGGGAACATCGACCTCGTGTATGGTGCGTGGAACGAAATGTACCTCGACCAGCTCGAAAGTTTCCCAATGAGCAGATACAAGGATATGGTCGACGCAACGAGTGCTGCGTTTACCGAACTTGACAGCACCTTTGACATCACGAACCTACTATGAAGGAGGAACACCAATGCTGATTACTTTCACTGTGAAAGACCAGAAGGTCACTCACGATTTAGGAAGCCGCACACTCGTCGCAGGAAGCATCGGCGAGGTTCAGGCGGACTTCGTATTTGACGACTCTTGGGAAGGCTATGGGAAAGTCATTGTCTTTACCAACTCCAATCCATGCGGGAGCGCACCGCCACTGAGATACGACGGCAAAGCTCTCGATGTCCCGGAACAGGCGCTTAGGGCTGGCAAACTCTATGTGTCCGTCGTCGGCTTCGACGATAACGGGAAGCGGAAAACCACGCTGAAATGGGACATACAGCAAGCCATCACCGTGCAAGAGTGCGGCGCAATGGGGAGCTGCGACCTTCTCCGCAATCTGGCTCAGGTCAGCACCGGGAGCGTCTCTGACGATACCGTGGCTACCGACGAGGAGGTCGGCAATATGCTCGATGATGTTTTCGGGGAGAGCGGCTCCACTGATGAACCCAGCGAGTCCAACGGCACTGTGAGCGAGGATAACGTCGCCACAGATGAGGAAGTGGACAATATGCTGGATGACATCTTTGGCTCCGACTCTGATGACGAGCAGCCTGGTCAGTCTGGCAACGATGGACAGACCGAGACCCCGGAAACGCCGGAGACTTCTGAGACGCCGGGAACATCTTCTGACGGCGAGGACACCAGCGAGCCATCCACCTCTGAGGGCGATGACGGTGACAACACCGCCACTGACAAAGAGGTGGATGATATGCTGGATGATGTCTTCGGCTCTTAACCCAGCACAGCGGCGGTCTATCCGCTGTGAATATATTTCATAAGGAGGATAATAGACATGGCAATCACCACCGACAAACTCGCAACCCTGAAGCAGCTCAGAACTACCTCTGAGCGCATCGCCAAGGAACTGGCGAAGTACACCAAGACCGCCGACCTTGGCAAACTGGCTCTGAAGGATGAGGTTAGCTACGACGAGCTGGCTACCGCCCTGAAGAACCTTATCGACGGCAAGCTGAACGCTGAGGATGGCATGACCAAGGACGCCATCAGCACCGCCATCAGCAAGGCTGTCTCTGAGTCCGGCCACGCAACCTTCCAGACCGCTGACGCCGTACCCGCTGCGGCTGACGCCAAGGAGAATGTTCTGTACCTGGTGATGAATACCACCACCAGCCACTACGACATCTACGCCAAGGTCGGCACCGAGGTTGTTCTGCTGGACGACACCACCGTGGACCTGAGCGGCTACGCCACTACTCAGGCTCTGAACGATGCCATCGCCAACTTCATCTCTCTGACTGCTCTGAGCGTCGAGACCGCTGGCGCTGGCAACGCCATCACTGCTGTCGAGTATGACAGCAAGACTGGTAAGTTCACCTTCACCAAGGGTGCTACTTACCTGACCGCCGACGATGTGCCTATCGCTACCGACACCGAGGTCTCCAATATGCTGACCGAGGTCTTCGGTGCTGAGACCACTGAGGGTTAAGGCGTAACAGAATGAGGTAGGGGCAGAAATGTCCCTACCTCATTCTGCTCAAAGGAGGGCGAATATGGAAAAACTGAACTCTTTGGAGGGCCTTCGCCTCGCTGCGCTGAAGTCAAAAGGGTACACATCGGAACAAATCGCCGCCCTTACCGAGACCCTGGAGGGTATCTTCGACGACATCAACAAGTCCCTGAGCACCTGTGAGGAACACGTCGAGTCCGCCCATGCACCGTCGAACGCAGAGGAGAACGTCATTGTCAGCATCAAGCGCAACGGAACCGCTGTGGCTCCGAAGGACAAGGTGGTTGACATCTCCGTACCTGTAAAAACGTCGGAGCTGGAGAACGACTCGAACTTCACGACCAAGACGCAACTGAGCGAGGCGGTGAACGGCGCAGGACACCTGAAAGCCGTCATCGTGAGTTCCTTGCCATCGGCATCCAGTGCGGACCAGAACACCATCTACTTCGTGCAGAAGTCCGATGGTGAGTCTGGCAACCAGTACAGCGAGTACAAGCTGGTGAACGGGAACTTCGAGCTGATTGGTGAAGCGAAGACAGACCTCAGCGGCTACGTCAAACAGACCGATGTTGGGAAGGCGACCGACGAGCAAATTCAGAAAATCGTTGACAACGCAGTCGCCGAGAGCGAGGCATACATTGGCTCTGGCAACCTTGCGATGTTCTGGTCTCTGGTGAGACCGCTCATCACTTCCATCTCACTGGAGGAGATGAACGCAAGAGTAGAGCTGCTGGAGCTTGCCGTGTTCAACGGCGAGATTGACGGCAACCCGTTCTACGTCACCTTCGAGTCTCTTGACGGGGTGAACGCACAGGGCGTGTGGAACCAGTCCAGCAAGCGCATTGAATACTAATCGAAAGGAGGCGATGCCCCATGAGTAAGAAAATCAAACAGACGGAGACCGCAAAGGGGCGTCGGACTCCATCTCCCAGCAAAGGCAAGGCAGTCAGACCGTACCGCAACGACGGTTATGTCAACGTCTTGAACAAGTATGGGACTTCCCACGATAATTCTGAGGCATACCACTATGAGCGTGAGCCTCTCGTTCCTGATATGCAGCTCACGAGCCTCTACGAAGGTAACGGGCTGTTTTCCAAGATTATCGACACCCCGGCTGAGGAGGCACTGAAACACGGCTACGAGCTGAACATCAACAACGACGAGATGGATGCGTTCGTCGAGGATGCTCTGGACGAGCTGGAGTGGGAGGAGAAAGCAGCGACCGCTATCAAGTGGGCGAGGCTTTACGGTGGCGCAATCATCGTTATGCTCATCGACGATGGTCGAGGGCTGGAACAGCCGGTGGACTGGAAGAACATCAAAAGCATCGACGAGCTTCGAGTATTCGAGAGAGCGGTGGTTCAACCAGACTACGCCAGCCTGTATATGCAGGACTTCGGAGGAGAGGGCAAGGCTCGCAGGACCTCACGGTTCGGCGAGCCTGAGTTCTATTATGTGAACAGTATGTACGGCTCCTTCAAGGTACACGAGAGCAGGTGTCTGGTCTTCAAGAACGGTGTCCTGCCGGAGCAAATCTCCAACTCGACCTACCAGATGTGGGGAATGCCTGAGTACGTCCGAATCAAGAGAGCGCTGAGAGAGACCACCACGGCACACAGTGACTCGGTGATATTGCTGGAGCGCAGCGTTCAGGCCATCTACAAGATGAAGAACCTGTCCCAGCTCCTTGCCACCGACGACGGTGAGAACCAAGTGCTGCGCCGCTTGGAGGTTATCGACATGGCAAAGGGACTCCTCAACAGCATCGCAATCGACAGCGAGGGTGAGGACTACGACTTCAAGACCTTCCAGTTCAGTGGGGTCAAGGATGTCATAGACTCGACCTGCAATATGCTGTCTGCACTGACCAACATCCCACAGACCCTTCTATTCGGTAGGTCTCCGTCCGGCATGAACGCCACGGGAGACAGCGACCTCGAAAACTACTACAACTACGTCGAGCGTATCCAAAAGCTCATGCTGAAGAAGAACCTGCGATATCTGCTGGACATCATCTTCAGGGCTGGCGTTGCTTCCAATGAGCTGGCAGAGGAACCGGACTACAAGCTGGAGTTCAAGCCCTTGTGGAGTATGAGCGAGAGCGAACAGGCGGCAATCGACCAGCAGAAGGCAGCGACCTCCATGACGAAGGCTCAGACCACGCAGATTTATGTCGACATGGGAGCGCTCGACCCGACTGAGGTCAGGAGCAAGCTGGCGTCGAGTGACGAGTACACGGTCGAGGACATCATTGAGGACGATGACGAGGACATCTTCTCGTCTGTCTTTGGGGCTACTGAAGGGCAGATTGAGTCCGAGGCTGAGGCTGTCGAGAAGAACCAAGAGCAGGAGACCCCGACACTCGCCGCTGAGGAACCTACCACACCTGCTGTACCCGACGCACCTGAAACCGAGAACAGCGATGATGAGGAAATGCAGACGGATGGTGAACCAAATTGTGTGGGCGTTCTGGTTATCAAAGACGGTCGTGTCCTGACGGGCGTTCGCAAGTCAGCCTCACACCCGTTCGAGATATGCGGACCGGGCGGACACATCGAACCGGGCGAAACCCCGGAGCAAGCAGCCATCCGTGAGACCGAGGAGGAGTTCGGCATCACGCCGAAGGACCTCACGCCTGTTTCCGTGAGGACCGGGCTGGCGAAAGAGTTCGGCATCCCTGCCTATTTCGTATGTACGGAGTATGACGGCGATGTTCGTTGCTACGACCATTCCGAGATGGTAGCGCCTCAGTGGTCCGACCTTGGGGCAGTCATACAGTCTGTCGAAGCCAAACAGGACAACCTGTTCCCACCTTTTGCTGACAGTATTCGTGTGCTGAACGATGTTCTGAAGGCAGAAAATGAGAAAATCTCTCAGGAAGGGTTGCCCAATTCCGAGAAATCTAATATAATATCTATGGAGGATGGCGGTCCTGGCTCAGGGAGATACCCGAAAGGTAGCGGTGAGAGTGAATCTTCCGGCAAAGGGAAGACGACCTACACCAACGAGGACTACGACAAGGCACTGAAGGGTGTGAAAACATCCACAGGTGCCACAGTGAAGTCCATCGACCCACACCTCTACAAGAGGGCAAAAGAGCGGAACGTGTACCCAAGCAGTATCTCCGCTGCGCTTACAAAAGGCACAGCATCTCCCGGAAACGTCCCGAACAGCACCGTCTTCAGACACAGGGGGACGAAGGTCGTCTTTATGAACGACTCACAACTGGTGAAAACGGTCATCTATGAGGGACAAAAGGCGAAGAAAGGCGGATGACAATGAAACAGGCATTGCAGGAACTCAGCCCTGAGCAAATCAAGTTCATCTGTGACGAGTGTTCCGTTACTGAGGAGCGACTTAGAGAGATGGATGATGACGAGCTTTACACCGACGTATACGACAAGATGTGCGACATCGAAATCGACGAGGTGTGCGGCTCTGAGGATGGCGAGGACACTGAGCGCTGTGCTCTTGCTTCCGATATTGTCACCATACTCGGAAATTCGCTGCTGGATGAGGAAGACAACGAAGTACAGGCAGAATAACCGAATATTTTAGACCGTCCCTCTCAGGCGTTTCCAGCCGAGCAGGGGCGTTTTCTTATGACCGGACAAATTCCTTTACCTTCGATTAAAAACCGAATCCCCGCAGTCTTAAATCGCTGAGAACAAGTGAATATAGTGGCGATAGGACGACAGAGCAATCTGCCGTCCTTTTTTGCTACATGGCAGGTGATGAGTTTGAACAACATTGTACACCAGCGTATGGTACAGGAGGCTGTCAAGAAGAAGTTTGGCAGTCACACCGTACTCCTTGCGAAGATGAACCAGTCTCATCCGGAACAGGCAGAGCGTGAGTACCAGCGCATCACGAGTGCGTACATCCGTCTGCTGAATAAGCGCCTGAAGCAGTATCTACCGCAGATACGGGAGGCCGCTGCTGAGGAGCGTGAGAGGAACCGCAGATACGATGACACATCGGACCTACTCTCCGTGGTAGCGAAGGTGTTCGCTATGATGGCCTCCGACTTACAAAAAGACATGGACGAGTTTGGACTGTACGACCGTGTTGAGGCAATGGCGAATCTCACCCGGAAATTGAGCATCAAGGAATGGAAGAAGCAGGTGAAGGCGACGCTCGGCATTGAGCTGACCGACGACTACTACACTGGCGAGCTGTTCCAGAAGCTCCTACAGCAATGGGTGGATGACAATGTTGACCTCATCAAGACCATCCCGCAGGACAGCCTATCGAAGATGAGGGAGTTGGTACTGGAGGGCTACCGCACTGGTTCGACCACCACGGACATCGTGAAGGAGATACAGCGCATCTACGGCATGGACCGAAGACACGCCCGTCTCATTGCACGAGACCAGATAGCGAAGCTGAACAGCGCAATCGCTCGTCAGCAGCAAGAGGACGCCGGAGTGACCGAGTACATCTGGTCTACCTCTGGTGATGAGAGGGTGAGGGACAGCCACAGGAGCTTGAATGGTAAGCGATTCAGGTGGGACGACCCACCTGTCATTGACGAGGTGACTGGTCGGCGATGCAACCCCGGTGAAGACTACCAGTGCAGATGTGTTGCGCTGGCGGTCTTTGACTTCGACACAGTAGACCTGCCAGTTGCGCAGGAAGCGCAGAGCTGAGGGGGTGGTAGGTATGAAGAAGTTTTAATCGAGACCCCGAACGGGTCGGAAGGAGGCAGAGCATGGCAACGCCAAAGCTCAACAGGGTACAGCGTCTGGACAGTATCTCGCTGGACGCCACCTACTTCACTGATGAGGGCTACCTCGTAGACCACCCCATCGTGACCTCGGTAGGCATCTTCGAGTACACGAACCCGGACGGAAGTATCAGGCGGGAGCTTCGTCTCCCGGAAGATGTCTTCGCACCAGAGAGCCTGAAAACCTACAAAGGCAAGCCTATCATCATTACCCACGAAGCAGGATATGTGGACAAGGGCAATGTGGAGGAGGAGACCATAGGGACCATCCTATCGGAAGGGTATCAGGACGGCGACGATGTACGGGCTGAAATCATCATCCACGACACCGACGCTATGAAACAGTGCGGATTGCGAGAACTCTCACTGGGCTACAACCTGCGGCTGGAGGAGACCCCAGGCGAATGGAAAGGTCAGCCCTACGACGCAATCCAGAGAGACATCGTTATCAACCATCTGGCACTCGTCAGTTCTGCGAGAGCCGGAGAACAGGCTCGGCTGAATATCGACAGCCGTGACCAAAACACTCTTATAGGAGGTAAATCAGATATGGCTAAGACTACCAAAAGAAATGATGGCGGCATGATGGGTCCCGACGACCTGAGTGCTGCCATCGACGCTTTCAAGCAGCGCAGAGCCGAGCGCATGAACGCTTGTGCTCCTGCCATTGACGAGGGCGAACCAGCTGCGGAGGAGAACACCGCCCCTGCCGCTACCGAGGCTCCCGCCACCGACGAGGGCGAGGGTGAGGACAAGGTGCAGATGGTCAAGGACCGCCGTGACCGCCGTGACGCTGAGGGAGACCCTGAAGATGTGAACGGTGCTATGGGTGTTATTGCCCAGCAGGACGAGGACATCGACACACTGCTCGGCATCATCGACGTGCTTCAGGCGGCTGCTCCGGTGATGGACGGTAACGACTGCACCACCACTGATGGCGAGGACGAGGAGAACGGCGAGGAGAATACTGACGAAGACGAACCCTCTCAGGAGAACGCCGACCGCAAGGACTCCGCTGATGACTTCCGTGAGCTGCTGCGTGTGGTGCGTGTGGGCGACCGCCTGAACATGGACGGTCTGGAGAGCATGAGCGTGAAGGATGCAAAGAAAACCGTCCTGAAGAAGCTGAAGCCTACCCTCCGCATGGACGGGAAAAGCTCCGCCTACGTCAGTGCAGCATTCGATATGGCTGTGAGCGAGATGGGCGCTCGCAAGGACACCAACTACCAGCGCAGCCAGATGATGAACAAGGACTCTAAGAAGCCCAGCCGCTCCGTCGGGTCCGCCGCCGACGCTCGTCAGCGCATGATTGAGCGTCAGTCCAAGAAAGGGGATAAGTAAATGAGCGTTCAGACTACCTACGGTTTCGCCACTAGCAGAGGCATTGCTGGTGGCATCTACGATATGTACCACTACTCCGTGGATTCCCGTTTCAACGAGGAGGAGAATGGTAAGCTGCGCTTCGGCGTGGGCGTTGTCCCTGGCTCCATCCCTGGAAGAAACGTGGTGCTCCCGGCTGCGGATAGCACCGCTGCTGACTTCGAGGGCGTCATTGTGAACGGTTTCGACCGCCAGCAGGACCTGGAGGGTAAGGTACGCATTATGAACAACCAGAACGTCGGCGTGATGCGCCGTGGACGAATCTGGGTCGTGCTGGATGCTGATGCGGAGCCTGAGTATGGCGACGCTGTTCACATGGTTGTCATGGGTGATAAGGCTGGATGCTTCTCCACTGAGGGCGGAGTGACCATTGCTGGTCGCTTCATTGGCTCCGCTCAGGACGGCCTCGCCCCTGTGGAGCTGTTCGGCACCGATGTGGCCTCCAGCTCCGACGATAATGCTTGATAGGAGGAAGTGAGATTATGAATAAGCAGAAATCTATGAGATACGACCAGAGTGACTACGAGGCGCTGTTGGCTTCCAACATCCCTGCCTCTATCGCTACCAACCCGAAGATGAACTTCGATGGCGCTGAGGATGCGTCCATCTTCTTCGCTCGTGAGCTTGATTACGTCAAGTCTCAGTCCTACGACGTAGAGTACCCTCAGCTCACCGCCCTGTCTCTGTTCCCCATCTCCAGCGAGGTGGACCCCGGCGCTGAGACCATCACCTATTACAGCTATGATAAGGTGGGCCTGGCTGCTATCATCAGCAACTACGCCACTGACCTGCCTCGTGCAGATGTGAAGGGCAAGCCCACCACTGCCATCATCAAGTCTATGGGAGACAGCTATGGCTATTCCATCCAGGAGATGAGAGCCTCCCGCATGGCTGGCAAATCTCTGGACACTCGCAAAGCTGAGTCCGCACGTTACCAGATTGACTATCTGAACAACAAGATTGCTTGGGCTGGCGACGAGGAGACCGGACTGAAGGGTGTCCTGTCTGAAGGCAACGACATCCCTATCTTCATCCCCGCCACTGGAGAGTCCGGCGAGACCTCTTGGGACAAGAAGAAGGCCGACGAAATTCTGGCGGACATCACCTCCATGCTGACCACCATGAGCGAGACCACCAAGGGTGTCGAAAAGCCTGACACTCTCGCCATTCCTGAGAGCCGTTATATTACCCTCCAGAACACCCGCATCGAGGGTACGGCTTCCACCGTCCTGAAGTACATTCAGGACAACATCCCTGACATTACCCGCATCGAGCGTTGCCCGGAGCTGGAGTCCACCAGCGTGGAGACCAACCCCTACGCCGCTGCGACTGGAGGCAAGGCCGTTGGCATCCTGTTCAAGAACGATGAGCGCAAGCTGACCATCGAGAACCCGCTGCCATTCATGCAGTACCCCATCCAGACTCAGGGTCTGGAAGTGGTCGTGCCTTGTGAGGCTCGCACCGCTGGTGCTATCATCTACTACCCGATGTCCTTGCTGGTCATCGTTGGTATCTAATACTCTACCGAGGGAGAGGAGACTTGCAAGGGGAGCGCAAGCCTCCTCTCCTCACTCACTCTGAACAGGAGGTATCAACCTATGAAACTGAAGAACATGACTAACAAGCTCGTCACCATTTGTGGCGTGAACATCCTTCCGGGCAAGACCGAGGCTATTCCCGACGAGTTCAGCAAGAACGGCGTGGTGGACTTCTTCGTGAAGACCAACCGCCTCACTGTCGTGGCTGAGAAGACTACCCGCAAGACCACCAGCGGCAAGAAGTCCGATGACAAGACCGCTGGCAATCAGGAAGACCCCACTGGTAATCAGGAGGGCGGAACGCCGAGCGAAGGCGGTCAGGAGTAAACGATGAACGCCCTCCAGATATTCCGGCTGGTAGCCACTGAGTTTCAGCAGCTCAATGATGAAACGGTGGAAAACTGGCTTGAACTGACTGCTCCGTTCATCAGTAAGAGGCGGTTCGGGAAACTCTACGAGCAAGCCCTCGCCCTGCTGACCGCACACCGCCTGAAGATGGCCGGGTACGGTGACAGCGACCTCGGCACAGTGGGTGACTCGCTCAGAGTAGCGAGCTACTCGGAGGGCGAGACTTCTGTGAGCTTCTCGGTGAATCAGCAAACGAACCTCCAAGCGGATGCAGAGCTGGCGCTCACCCCTTATGGGCTGGAGTACCTATCGCTACGCCGCATGGTCATCATTCCTATCAGGTCGGCAGGTGAACGCTGATGGCAGGACACGATACCATCACACCCGAAGGGCGCAAGTTCTATGCCGAGGTCGATAAGCTGAAGGCGCAGGAAGTGTTCATTGGCTTCCAAGCTGGCAAGAAGAAGCACAAGGCTAAGGACGGGGAAGATGGCGTCGATATGGCATCAGTCGCTATGTTCAACGAACTGGGGACTTCCACATCGCCGTCACGCCCATTCTTACGTCAGACCGTTGACGACAACAAGGATGAAATCAACGAGTTCGTCGAGAACGCCACGAAACAGCTTGCAAAGGGCGGTTCGGCTGAATCCTGCCTGAAAAAGATAGGGGCCTATGGCGTCAAACTGGTTCAGGAGAAAATCAAGAGTGGCACGTTCACCCCGAACGCCCCTTCAACCATCCAGAGCAAAGGGTCGTCGAAACCGCTGATTGACACGGGCGAGATGCGCCAATCTGTTCACTATGTAATCAAAGGCAAAGGAGGAGGGTAACGATGTCATTTGGCATCTTCCGCCGAATGTTCAAAATTCGGCGGTTCGGTGAAGATGAGGTCATCGAGGGATATTCCCACACGACCTACACTGACACCATGACGAGGCTGAATGTCCAGCCCTTATCCGCAGACGAGCTGCTGGCCCTACCTGAAGGGGAACGACGCACGAAGCGGCTGAAAGCATACGGCGACCTGACCTTCACTACTGCGGATGTCTCCACGGGAAAGCGTGGGGACTGGCTGCTGTACGACGGTCGGTGGTACGAATGCGTAAGTTCTCTGAATTGGGACCACACGATGCTCTCTCATTGCAAGAGCGAGTTCGTGGAGGTAGCTGAGGCAGACAACGAAGACCTGAAGGAGTGTGAATGCCAATGGAAGTAAGCGAGGCACGAAACCTGTTCCGTAAGCTGACGGAGCAATACTTCACTCAGGCCACGGTGGAGTTCTCCAAACAGAGCTTCGCTGTGAAGAAAGACAAACCGCTTGTGCTGCTCACATTCGGCTCAATCGAGAGACCGTTAAACCCACCCACCACCATTGTGGATGGTCGCCCAGTCAGCTTCTACCCCACTACAATGACGGTTCAGGTGGACCTGTTCACCAAGGGACGTGTACGAAGCATAGCAAAGGGCATTACCTCGGCGATGGAGAACACTGCCGAGGAAGACCTTCTATCGTTTGTGACTTTCCTCAATTCACCATATTCCATCCAATACTGCCACAACAATGACATTGCCATTCTTGTTCCGAACACCGTGATGGACCTTACCGACCTCATCAACGACACGAACTACGAGTATCGTGCGATGGTTGAGGTCGAGTTGCGTTTCACGACCGTTGCGATTGGCTACACTGGAGCCATATCTGCCAATGGTGTCAAGAAGAACGGCTCCGGTTCCTTGCAAGGAGGAAGCTACCCCGGAAAGGACTTTGACTGGAGCAAGGATGAGTTCGACGACAGCACAACAATCGAGCCTATCTATGAAGGTAATTCCAGTGGAGGCGGCACTCTTGACTTGTCGTCTGAGGACGGCGGCTATTTCACCAATGTATCTATCAACAACAAACTCATGAAGGAGGACGATGAACAATGAGTTCTAATCTCGACAGGATTGCTACGGTTGACATCTCGCTGGACACTCCTATCTCCAACGATGCCAACTTCGACAACATCCTCATTCTTGGCCCTGCTCCTATGAACGGGACCGACAAAGACATCCCCGTCATCGGGGTCTATAACAGCCTCGCCGAAATCACAGAGCTGGGCTTCGTTGCTATTGGCGACGGCGCTGACCCAATCGGCGTGGCGGCTCGTGTCGCCTTCTCACAGACACCACGGCCCAAGCAGGTATATGTTGCGGTCATCGGTGAGTCCGTGGACGAGGAGACTGAGGACGCTGGCCCCAACACGGCAGTAGCTGTGCTGGATGTCGCTGTCAACACCAGCGGCTGGTATTGCATCTGCCCGGTCGGACTGGAGAAGAAAGAAATTGCAGAGGTCATTCAGTGGACTGAGACGCAGAACAAGCTCTGCGGCTACGTTGATGATGACCCTGCGAACCCCATCGTGTCCCCTGGCCTGTACTACCGCAGCTATGCCTTCTACCCGAAGGTCACACAGAACCAGCTCGACAACGATGTCCCCGCCGAGAACAAGTATGGAATTGCCGTTGCAATCGCTGTAAGAGCCATGCACTACCACGCTGGAGAGGAGACGTGGGCGTTGAAGTCTCTGTCTACCATCACACCGTCCACGCTGTCTTCCACCTTCATCGCTGCGCTGTCTGAGGCGAATATCAGCTATGTGCTGAATGTGGCTTCCAAGAACATCACGATGGGCGGCAAGACCAACGCTGGCGAGTGGATTGATGTCATTCGCTTCAGAGACTGGCTACAGAACGATATGCAAGTGCGTGTCGTAAACCTGCTGGTCGTGAACTCGAAAATCCCGTACACCGACAACGGCATTGGTCTGGTGGAGAACCAGATGATTGCCTCTCTGAAGGATGGGCAGAAGTATCAGGGCATCGCACCCACCGAGTACGACGAGGATGGCAACGCCATCGAGGGCTTCACCACCTCCGTACCGCTGGCGTCGTCCCTGACCAGCACCCAGAAGGCGTCCAGAGTGCTGGAGGACTGCAAGTTCTCCGCTCGCCTCGCTGGTGCTATTCATCTGGTCGAAATCTCTGGTAGCTTGACCTACGAGAATCTGTAAAAGGAGGTAGCATGACATGGCGAGCAAGAAAGTCAAAACCTATAACCCCAAGGAAGTCACCATCGCCTGTGGTTCCCACATCGTTTCCGGCTTCGCTGACGACAGCTTCGTGAGTATCGAGCCGAATGGCGACGGCATCACAAAGAAGGTCGGATGTGACGGAGAAATCGCTCGTGCGGTCTCTCCGGACGACACCTTTAAGGTGAAAATCACACTGCTGCAAGCGAGTGATAGTAACTCCTACTTCTCCTCGATGTGCGACCTGGACACCGAGACGGGAGAGGGTATGTTCTCAATCCTCATCAAGGACCTGAAGGGCGGACTGGTGTTCAGCGCCGACAGTGCGTGGTGTACCAAGAAGGCATCCGTCACCCGTGGCAAGGACACCAACAACCGTGAGTGGGAAATCGACACAGGCAGCGCTACGATGTCTGAGTAAGGAGAATCATAATGAAACAGATGGAATCCCGTGTTGTCACGATTAGTGACAATACTTATTACATTCGTCCGCTTCCTGCGTTTAAGGCGGCGAATATGAGTGGAGAGCTGGCTGCGCTGGCTCTCCCCATCCTGACTGGCCTGACCCCTTTGCTGGGCGGCGAGAACAGCGATAAAAGCCTCATGGACATCGACCTGGAGAAAGCTGCACCTTCGGTGCAAAACGCATTCTCTGGCATCTCTGGCGATAAACTGGAGACCCTGCTGAAGCACCTGCTGCTGTCCGGAAAGAACATCTCCGTGGAGACGCCTGACAGTGAGAAGGCGAAACTCTTGACAGAGGACCTTGCGAACGAGATTTTCTGTGAGGAGGTGCAGGATATGTTCCTGCTGGCCTTCGAGGTCATCCGCACTAACTACAACGGTTTTTTCAAGAAACTCGCCGACCGATTTGGACCTGCTATTCAGGGGCTGACGCAGACAGCGGCGGCGATGTAAGCAAATATGGGAAGTTGGACCTGTCTGACTTCAGCGAGCTGGAGGCTCGTATGTATATGCTTATCAAGGCTCGGCTCTGCACCATGTATGAGCTGAAAAACGTCTACACGCTGGACGAGGCCCTAAAGCTCTATGCACTATGGCGTATGGAGCAGGACGTCGAAGCTGCACAGGCGAGAGAACTGTCGAAAGGAGGGTGAGTGAGTGGCATTAACGCTGAGAGACATCGGCTTCCGTCTCGGCTACGAACTGGATGAATCCTCTGTCAGCAACGTCGAGAATAGCATCAGTGCTTTGAAAGAACAAGCGACCAAGATGCTGGGCGGCGTTGCGGTGGTAGTTGCTATCAAGAAAGCAGCTCAGTTCGTCTCGGACTGTGTATCCATTGCCTCCGAAGTCGAGGAGATGGAAAACAAATTCAATGTCGTCTTCGGAGACATCAGCGATACCGTGGACGAGTGGGCTGAGAATTACGCCGATGCAATAGGCCGAAATAAGAACGACATCAAAACATACCTCGCCGACCAGCAGAACCTGTTGGTCGGCTTTGGCATGACTCGTGAGGCTGGCGCAGAGCTGTCAGAACAGATGACCTCACTGGCCCTTGACCTCGCCTCATTCGGCAATATGGACGAGGCCACGGCGGTTGAGGCTATGACAAAGGCTGTTATGGGACAGTCTGAGTCCGCAAAGACCCTCGGCGCTGTCCTGAATGACACCACACGAGAAGAAGCTATGCTCACGCTGGGACTCAGCGGGACATATGACTCGCTGGACCAGCTCACCAAGATGCAGGTCAACTATCAAGCTATCCTGAGCCAAAGCCCGGATGCGGTGGGGGACTGCGAGCGAAGCCTCGGCTCTTACCAGAGCACCTTGAAGCAGTTTCAAGCAAAACTGAAGGAAATCAAGACTCTGGTAGGACAGTTCTTCATGCCAACCTTCCAGAAGGTTCTTAGTTTCGGTTCTCGTATGCTGACACGGCTGAGAGACACATTGGAGAAGTTGAGTAGCTTCATCGACAAGATAGGCGGGTCGGAGCGAGTTTTGCAAATTCTAGGAATTGCGCTGGCAGCGACATTTGCCTTAGCGAACATAGCCAACATCGTGAAGATGGTAAACACTGTTCGCAAGCTGGCATCTGGGTTGGGGCTGGCAAGCTCGAAAGCTCTGATACTGTTCGCCATTGTCTTGATATTGGCACTGCTCATTGAGGACTTCCTTGCTTTCATGCGTGGAGACGACAGCTTACTCGGAACCCTGCTTGAAAATGCAGGAGTTGACTGCGATAAGTTTCGTGAGAACGTCATCAAGATATGGGAGAACCTCAAAACCATATTAAGCGCCATATGGCAAGGCATCAAGAATGTCGCCATCCCAATATTCCAAGGCATCTGGGAGGCAATCAAGACAGTCTTCGAGGCTATCGGTGGGGTTATCGAGAAGGTAGCCCCACAATTCGCTGAGTTCATTGACGAACTGGCGAATGGAGAGGTAGACACCGACAAGTGGGTTCAGGTTGGTGAGACGATAGGCAAGATTACGGCAGTAATCATCGGCGTGGTTGCTGCGGTAAAAACGGTTATCTCGGTCGTAAAGACCGTTACTAGCATCGTAAAAGGAATCAGCTCTGTCATCTCATTCCTGACCAGCCCGATTGGCTTAGTTATCATCGCAATCGCTGCGGTTATAGCCATCGTGGTTGTCTGCATCAAATATTGGGACCAAATCAAAGCGGCCTTCATTGCGGCATGGGAAGCAATCAAAGCTAAATGGGAAACCGTTGTGGATTTCTTCCAAGGCGTATGGGACGGAATCGTATCAGTATTCAACTCAGTTGTGTCTTGGTTCGAGAACTTGTTCAGTAGCGCATGGGAAGGAATCAAATCCATATGGTCGTCCGTGGTTTCTTTCTTCCAAGGAATCTGGGACGGTATCGTTGGCATTTTCAGTGCAATCGTTTCATGGTTTGGAGGAGTGTTTCAAAGCGCATGGGATGGCATCGTTGCTATCTGGTCCGCAGTAACAAGCTGGTTCCAAGGTGTCTGGGACGGTATCGTATCAGTTTTTAGTTCGGTGGTTTCGTGGTTCACGGACATTTTCTCACAAGCGTGGGAAGGCATCCAGGATGTATTCAGCGGCGTGGGAGATTTCTTCCAAGGCGTATGGGATATAATCGTGAGCTTATTTACCTCGATAGGCACGGCAGTCGGAGACGCAATCAGTGGAGCTGTCAAAGGAGCTGTCAATGCAATCCTGAGTGGAGCTACCAGCATCATCAACGGCTTCATCAGCGCTATCAACGTGGCTATCGGTGTCATCAATGCGATACCTGGAGTGTCTATCAGCACTCTGAGCGCACTGTCTCTACCGCAACTCGCTGAAGGCGGCTATGTTGAGCCGAACAATCCTAGAACTGTCATCGTAGGCGACAACAAGAACGAGGGCGAGATTGTGTCACCCATCAGCAAGATGAGAGATACTGTCATTTCCGCTCTACAACTGTTTGCACGTTCCGCAACACCCAGTTCCAGCGCACAGTCGATGTCTACTGATAGCTCGAAGCGTAGCGTTGTGCAGAATGTCAACATCAACAACGAGTTCAATGGGGACCGTGCTGGTCAGTCCAAGAGTGCAGCGGCGATGGACAAGGCATCTGATGACGCCACAAGCCAGATGGCCCGTGCGCTCGCATTTGCAAGGTAGGTGAGAAGATGGCAAGAGCAAAGCAGCCCGTCAATATCGACGGCATCGAGTTCGACGCTCTCATTGAGCTGACAGAGGACTACGAAGCGGAGGTTCCGAGCTACCCGACCGAGAAAGGTTTCAATGTGAGCGACAATGTGACGCTGAAGCCCATAACTCTCACGATGACCGTCTTCCTCACTGATACACCGGTAACGTGGGCGAAGCGCTTCGGCGTGAATGCTGGCAGGATGGAATCTGTGGTGAAAAAGCTGGAGCAGCTCTACTTTGACAAGAAGGTAGTAACCGTTACCATGACGGATGCTGTGTACGAGAACATGGTGATGACAAACCTGAGCATTGTCAAGTCCAGTGACACAGGCTATGCGAGGGAAATTCCCATCACAATGCAGGAAATCATAGTGGTGGAGAGCAAAACCGTCACCATCCCGTCCAGCTATGGGAAGTCGGGAACGACCTCGGCATCCACTGGCACAGCAAGCACGACCACATCGTCCAGCACTTCCAAATCATCGAGCAGCACCAATTCCAGTTCATCCAGTTCGTCTACCTCATCTAGCTCGACTAAAAAATCGTCCATCCTTTACGGTGTAGCAAAGACGGTCGGCTTGATAAGCTGAGGAGGAGCCTATGGACTATATCATCATCGAAGTGCCGGATATGAACGACAGCGTTTCGACGGTCGTTCTGAGCGGCAAGCAATGCCAAATCAGGTTCACCTACAACGATACGGGCGGGTACTGGTCCTTCGGGATTTACGACACGCTCGGCAATCCGATACGGGTAGGCATCAAGATGGTCCCCAAGATGCCGCTGAACCTGTTCTGCGGGACCGACGATATGCCGAACGGGGTCTTCGGCGTCCTCAGCTCTCTGGAGAAGGTGGGGCGCAACGACTTCGTGGACGGCAAGGCAAAATTCATATTCGCACCAGTGTAGAGCTGGTGACACCAAGAGAATGGGGGAAGCACCAGCGGGAAAGCACACGACATTTCCATCTGTGCTTCCCCATTTTTTTGTTAGGAGACGAATCTATGAAGCATTGGGACCGACAATACCGATTATCAGCCGGAAAAGCTGGCTCTACTGGTTTTGAAATTGGGGACGGGGATAGACCTTTACACATATCGTTCACTTGCGAGAGAGCTGATACCGACAGCTCCAATACGGCATCGGTATCCATCTGGAATCTGAACGCCCAACACCTTGCGGAGCTAAATAAGGATGACTGCGTGGTGGTTTTGAAGGCTGGATATGGGAACGTAATGCCACTCATCTTCACTGGCATCGTTACCTTTGCAAAGACAAGCAAAGACGGCAGTGACGTAGTAACGAAGGTTGAGCTGGTCGATGACCGTGTGGAGCTGCGAGACACCTACGTCTCCGTCAGCTATTCTGGAACCGTGAACTGTAAGAAACTCATTGAGGACACGGCTGACCAGATGGGACTCACGGTGACATTCTCATACAATGCGACCTTCAAGGACATCCCCAATGGGTACAGCTATGTTGGCCCAGCTCGGAACGTGCTGACGAAGGCTTGTAATACCAGTGGTCTGACATGGAGCATCAACAATGGAGTGTTGCAGGTGAAGAAACCTGGAGACACCATGAGCCGTCAGGTGTATGAGCTATCTCCGAGCACCGGGCTTATCAACACACCGGAACGTGTGCAAATCTCGGACGACTCAGACGGCTACGAGTATGGGTGGGACGTGGAGTTCTTGATGAACGCATCTATCAACGTGGACGATTATGTGTATCTGAACAGTTCCTATGTGACTGGTTACTTCCGTGTGTACTCAATCACCATTGATGGTGACAATTACGCAGGTTCGTGGACTTGTACTGCCCGACTCTTGGAGGTGACGTAAACATGATGCAGGAATTTGTATCACAGGTCAACGATACCGCACAAAAGGCGGTCGAGGCCATCCATACAGCCATCCCGGCAACCATCGTCTCATACGACCCAACAATCAACATGGCGACTGTTCAGCCGAAGGCGAAGTTCAAGAAGCCTAACGGTGAGACGATGGACTACCCGACCGTCAGTGGCGTCCCGGTGGCGTTCCCACAGAGCGGGAGCGTCACCATCGCATACCCAGTGAAGGCTGGCGACAACTGTCTGCTGGTGTTTGCTGAGACTGCGCTGGACTACTGGCTGTACGGGCAAGAGACCGACACAGACCTGCGGTTCGACCTCAGCAGCGCAATGGCAATCCCAAACCTGTCCCCGAAGGGCAGCTCTGTGATGGCCGAAGCGTGTTCCGAGGACGCCGTTGTGGTACAGAACGGAAGCACGAAGCTGAAGGTGAAGTCAGACGGCGTTTATATCGTCGGCAACCTCACAGTCACTGGCGGCAAGGTCAACCTGAACTGAGAAAGGGGAGACGATATGCCATCAGCAGCAAGGCTGAACGACACGGTAGCCGGGACGACGGCTGGCGAGCACAGTGGTCATGCCACACCGCATGGGACTCTGCCTTTTACGGGAGAAATCAGCGGAGGCTGTTCCTTGAATGTGTTCATCAACGGCAGACCCGCCGCAACAGTCGGCAGCGTCACAACGGAAAGAGACAGTTGCTGCGGCAGCTCCACTGGTGTGGTAGCTGCTGGCAGCGCTTTGGTATTCATCAATGGCAAACCCGCCGCACGTCTGGGTGATGCCCTCACGCCGCACAGTGGCTCTGGGGCCATATCGGGCGGCAGCGTGGACGTTTTTATTGGGGGGTGAGTAACATGACAGACCTGAAACTCGACGCCGATGGAGACTTGGAAATCTCCGATACGGGCGACATCTCCATCACGGATAGCATAAATCAGGCGGTGCGAGTCCGCCTCTTGTGGTTCGCTGAGGAATGGAGGCTGGGACCAGACATCGGCTTCCCATACTTCGAGGAAGTGTTCGTCAAGAACCCCAGCGAAGCGAAAATCAGACACCTTATCAGAGAAACGGTCATGGAGGTAGACGGCGTAACGGATGTAAATGCCATCGACTTGACGGTGGATAAGAAGACCCGGAGCGCCACCATCGCAGTCACCTTCAGCACCGACGAAGACACTTTCAGAGAGGAGGTAACGATATGGCAGAATACGGTCTCACGCCGAATGGACCAAACCCGAAACGACTCGACGTAATTCTCGACGAGATGCACAAGTCGATGACGGAGAAGACTGGTGTGAACACGAAGCAGAACCAAAAATCCCTGTTAAACCACCTGCTCACCAACATCGCTGACAGAATTGCGGAGCTGTGGGAGTTCGGCGTGGATGTCTACTACTCGCAGTACCCGTCTTCTGCGGAGGGCAGTAGCCTCGACAATGTGCTGCAATTCAGCGGCATCACACGAGAGATGCCAGCGAAGTCGTACTATCCCATCCTGTGTACTGGTCTGGACGGCACGACCATCCCGGCTGGAACACTCATTGCGACGGACACGAACCCGGCGACCAACCTCGTGCTGGACGCCGACGCATCCATCTCCCGGTCCGGCTTCAATAAGGCGGTCGTGGTGATGGCCTCAGAGAGCAACACCGCCGTGGTGAGCATCGTCCTGAACGGCGAGCTGTACTCCGGGGCAACGCTGGAGGAGCTGGCGGCAAACATCACGAGCGAGGACTTCGCCGCAGTCTACGGTGATGGCAAGCTGACCATCGAGGCGGTGGACGAGACCAGCTCCAATGTGATGGTACTGTCCGAGAATCTGACGACCGAGACGGTTTCTAGTGTTGTCGTGTTCCCGACTGAGGAATACGGAGACATCATCATCCCGAACGGTGTTGTCACGAAAATTGTAAAGTCCGTCACTGGACTGCAATCAGTGGTCAACGTCGGCTCGTACATCGCTGGTCGTCTCGCCGAGACAGATGTTGAAGCAAGACAGTCGTACATCGACAAGATTTTCAACAACTCATCCAGAATGACCGAAAGCATACGAAGTGCCATTGTAGAGAACGTGCAAGGAGTGCTGAGTGTTGCTGTGTACGAGAACGATACCAATGTCACCGACTCCGCAGGAAGGCCACCGCACAGCATTGAGGTGGTCGTGGACGGCGGGGATAAGACGGAAATCGCCGAACAAATCCTTGATAAGAAGACCGGGGGTATCAGCACCTACTGTGTTGATGGAGAGAATGGCGTGACCGTTACCCTGAAGGGACTATATGGAGAGGACATCGACATCAGGTTCAATCGACCGACCGATGTCTATATCTGGTTCCAAGTGGGGGTCACACTGAACACACAGACGAACCCTCCTACCAACTATGCCGAGCTTATCAAGGAAGTCATCCTACAGTGCATGGAGGACGTAGGAGCTGGCGACGCTGTTGTTCCTCAGAGGTTCACCGACGAGCTGCATAAGACGGTTTCCGGCATTGATTACTTCGACATCAAGCTGTTCTCGACGAGAAATGCGTCAGAACGTCCTACGGACTACCCAGAACGGTCTGTAAGCATCTCCGAAAGAGAAAGAGCGATAACATCCGAAAATCAGATAGGGGTGCATATAGATGGCTGATTATGTGTCACTTCTGAAGCAGGACTTGATTGAGCAGTTCAAAGGACAGCCCGTCATCGACGCATTGATGGAGACGGTAGGCGAACAGCTCAATGACGTTTACAAGTTCTTTTTGGACCTTCGTGACCTTCGTGGCATCCAGACCGCAGTCGGCAAGCAGCTCGATGGCGTTGGGGACATCGTGGTACTCAGCCGCAAGGAAGCTGGAGAGCTGGCTTGCTTGAACGAGTCAACATTCGTGCTGGCTGATGATGACTACAGAAAGTACCTCATCTACAAGGTCTGGAAGAATACTTGCAACTGCACATATGCTGACATCCTAAAGTCTTTCCGGATGTTTTGGGACAAACCGCTCTACTACCGGGAAGACCCCAACGAACCTGCAACAATGATTTTCGAGACAGGCGAGCTGTCCCCGGAGGACGACGCTGCTAAGGTGCTGAACGCTCCGTTCATCAAGGGTGCTGGAGTGGGAATCAAGATTTATGCCTACACCGTGTCCCCGGAGATGGTGGCCTTCGTCACCACGGGCAGCGGGATGGGCCGGGGCTACCAGACCACCACCTTGCCTGAGATTGGTATGGGCGTCGATATGGAAAGCACCATCGAGCCTGTTCCTGCGGCACAAAACATCACGCAGACTGTTCTACCAGAAATGGAGGTATAAACATGAGCTACTATGGCTTTTGCGTTACAAAGCAAGGGAGAGACCTGATTGCCAAGTTGGTCGCCGGGAGAAAGCTGGAGCTGTCCCGTATCATGGTTGGCAGTGGCTCCTGCCCGGACGACGAGGCTCCACGGGAGTTGAAGGACCTCGCCGAACCCGTCGCTGCGGCGACATCCACCACGCCCGTCTATGACGGCAACACAGTGAAAATGACCATTGAGTATCGCTCCGACCTGAACGGCGGTCTTGACCACGGTTTCTGGCTCCGTGAGTTTGGCGTGTACGCCTTCGACCCGGATGACGGAGAGGTACTCATCTACTATGGCTGCTTGGGGGACTACCCTCAGTGGGTCAGCGCATACTCAGCTACCAGCGTGGACGTTCGACGGTTCCCGGTGGTCATCGCTATTGGCGACGATTCCGGTGTTGAGGCTGACTTCAACTGTGATGCGTGGATGACCGCAGAGGATGTGGAAATCTACTGCAACACAGCCATGCTGCCGTCATTCCTTGTGGACGCACAAATGTTGGTGGAAGACCACAATGATGACCCTGACGCACACTTCTCCATCCGCAACATCGTCTCTGACATGGATGCACGACTGTCCTTGCTGGAGCTGATGTGGAACACCGATGTGGACGGCAACCCGTTCACTGTTACCTTCGAGACTATCGACGGTATTTCCGTGGAAGGAATCTGGAATGAGAGTGGCAAGAGGGTGGAGTTCTGACGTGGAAAACGTAGTCAAATTTTCGTGTCCGGAGAAAGAACTTTCCTGCATCGTAGGAAACCTGTTCGCAGGTCTTGACCCTCCTTGCAATAATCAGAATATCGAGGAAGGTATCGTTATCTGCGGCACAACGCACAGTGGCAAGCACGGCTCACTACGAATCTTCAAGGACCATTTCCTGTTTTCCGGAGATGCAGCCGACATAAATGTCGTCCGCAAAAGTGTCTGTTTGGAGAGGAGATGCTGCAATGGCTGAGACCAAAGAGTTCCAAATTGGAAACAAGGCGAAGGACCTACTGATTTATACAACGACGGTCACAAAACCTATCGGCGAAAAAAGCATGGAGACAAGGGATGTCATCGCCCTCATGCTGAAGCTCAGAGACAGACCTGCCGACGAAGTACAGAAATTCTGCGAGGAGACCGCCGACCGCCTGAAACGCTCTGCGGACAAGCAAGGCTACCCGAAAAGCACCGTCCACTCGTATATCAAGCTCATCCGGGACACCGCCGTGAACATCGTGGCGAATGTGCAGATGGCAAACGACTGTCGGTTCGAGACGGAGTACGAAGACCGTCTCCGCCTCATCGACGAAGTGCTGAAGGGCTGTAATCTCATGCTGGTCTTCATAAACATCAGTCTGGAGCTGAACTACATCACCATGAAGCGATGCAAGCACTGGACGAAGATGGTCACTGATGTGAAATACATGGCTCTCTCGTGGAAGAAGAAGGACGCTGCGAGAGCGCACACACTCAGGAAGGCTGAGAAGGAAGCTGAGGCAGCTTGGCTGGCCCACATCATCGCTATGGCGCTGAAAGAGGCTGGTCTCAGCACAAATTAGGGTACGCAGCGGCTTGCACCGCCGCTTTGTATTAGGGTGTGGCTCATACCGCCACCAACTGGTGGCTCCGCTCCCCGAACACCAACAACACTACCAACGCTTGGAACGTCAACTCCAATGGCAACTACAACAACAACAACTGTTCCAACTCGTATGGGGTGCGTCCGGCTCTGATGGAAAGGCCAGAAAGAGTAGCCTTCCGGCGAAAACAGTGCCGCCATCATCAAAGGGAGCCATATCCTATCGCCGCCATGTGCATAATGCGACGATGAATACATTGCGCCGATGCCGCTTGCCTTTCGGGGTGGGTGGCTGCCACGGCGTTGAGTTTAGATAAAGGGTGAGTACATGACTTTCGATGAAATGTGTGAGTTCGATGTACTCTATGAAGCGTACCGAGCCGCAAGGCGAGGAAAACGCAGTAAATACAGTGAGGCGCAGTACGAAGCGAACGTGCTGCAATTCACTGAGCGTCTATCGTATATCCTCCGCACACAACAGTACCATCCTAGCAAGTTCGAGACTTTCTACGTCTACGAGCCGAAGCAGAGATTGGTACAAGCACCAGCGTTTGTTGATAAGGTCGTCCAACACGCCCTTGTTGACAATATCCTTTATGAAGCAATCACCCGAAGTTTCATCCAAGACAACTATGCGAGTCAGCTTTATAAAGGCACACACTATGGACTATCACGGCTGAAGAAAGCGATGCTCTCCTACTTCCGAAGCAGGAAGGGCAGGGACGAAGAAAAACGTCGTGCTGATGGACTGCCGCCGAAAGCGATGAGCGAATGGAACTACGCTGACGGCTGGGTCTTGAAGTGCGACGTTCGTCATTTCTTCGCTTCGATAGACCACGACACCGTGAAACAGAAGCTCAGAAAGAAGGTGGTGGACGACCAAGTTTACGAGCTGATGTGTACCTACATCGACTCTACGGATGGGTTGCCGCTTGGCTACCAGACATCCCAGCTTCTTGCGCTGCTTTACCTCGACGAGTTCGACCACTTCGTCAAAGAGAGGCTCAGGGTCAAATACTACGGGCGTTACATGGACGATTTCTTCCTCATCCATAAGGACAAGGAGTATCTGAAATTTTGCCTGAAGGAGATACAGACCTACCTGAGCAATCTGAAGCTGGAGCTGAACGAGAAGACTGCCATCTTCCCATTGAAGAATGGCATTGACTTCCTAGGCTTTCATACCTACCTGACCGAAACGGGTAAGGTGGTAATGAAGCTAAGACGTTCATCTATCCAGCGCATGAACTCCCGCCTGAAGAAATGGGCGAAAGCCTATCCGAAGGGTGAGGTCAGCAAAGAAGAAATCATCGTGAGCTTCAAGGCTTGGAACGCCCATGCTGCTCACGGCAACACCTACACGCTCAGGATGAGGTACAAGAAGCGTGTAGAAGACATCATCAAGGAGGTAATCAATCTATGAGTACCAAACTCAGTGCGAAGTCGGTAGGCGACATCGTTAAACTGAATGTCAACGGTGTAGCGAAGAACTTCATCGTCGTGCATCAGGGAAAACCTTCGAGCCTTTACGACGACTCGTGCAACGGCACTTGGCTGTTGATGCAGGACATCTACGAGTCTCGTGCATGGCACAGCTCCAATAGCAACAGCTATAAAGCGTCCACAATCCATACCTACCTCAACGGTACGTTCTTGGCCTTGTTCGACTCGGACATCCAGAGTGCCATGAAGCAGGTAAAAATCCCGTATGTCAACGGTACTGACAGCGGCGGCTCCGTCGCCTCCGGCTCCAACGGCTTGTCGGCGAAAATCTTCCTGCTGTCCGGCTACGAGGTCGGTTTTACCACCTCTGACAGCAGCTACTTCCCGGTGGACGGCGCAAAGTTGTCTTACTTCGACAGTGGCACAGGCACTACGGCTTGCAACAAGCGTATTGCGAACCTGAGCGGTTCCGCCACCGTCTGGTGGCTCCGCTCCCCGTACACCGGCAACACTACCTACGCTTGGGTCGTCTACTCCGATGGCTACTACAACGACAACCTCTGTTCCGGCTCGTCTGGGGTGCGTCCGGCTTTGGTTCTTGACTCTTCACTCTCGGTCTCTGACGACGGGAGTGTCCAGACCAATAGCGCACCGTCTGTACCTTCCAGCATCACAATCCCCAGCTCCATCATGGGTGGCACGACCATCTCCATCTCGTGGGGAACCAGTACGGATAGCGACGGCAACCTCTCCGGGTACAAGGTCGAGAAATCGACGGACGGAGGCAGCTCGTGGAGCCAAATCTATCAGGGTACGGCGACCAGCACCACCGACTCGGTGACGTTCGGAACGACCTCGGTCATGTACCGTGTCCGGGCGTATGACACGGAGGGCGAACACTCCGGGTACAAGACCAGCTCGCAGGTGACGGTGGTCAACAACACCGCTCCGGGTGCGCCGTCTTCCATCTCCGTCCCGAACACCGTGAGGGGCGGACAGACGCTGGTGGTCTCATGGGGTACGGCAACCGACACGGACGGCAACCTCTCCGGCTATGTGCTGGAGCGCAGCTCTGACGGCGGTTCCAACTGGACGCAGATTTACAAGGGGACTGCGACCACCTACACCGACACCATCACGAAGGGCTGGTCCACGGTACAGTACCGGGTCAAGGCATACGACCCGTACACTGAGTCCGGCTACACAACCTCTCAGTCTCGGACTGTGGACAACAACTCCTATCCGGTCATCACCTGCTCGACTGCCAGTGGTACGAACCTTGGCACGAAGACCAGTGGCTTTTCCATCTCCTACTCCGTGGACGATGAGGACTCCGGTGACAGCGTGACCGTGACCGAGAAGCTGGACGGTGTGACCAAGCGCAGCTTCACCGCCACGAAGAAGGCCACCAACAGCTTCGCTGTGACGGGCGAATACTTCCAGAAGGTGCTGAATGGCTCTCACACCATGACCATCGAGGCGACGGACGGCAAGGCCACCGTGACCTACACCTTCACCTTCACCAAGAGCGTGACCACCGCTATCGTGACGTTGGAGGAGCCGATGGAAGCGGATGATGTCATCAGCATCTGTGCCATCACGGTCGCTGGCAGTATCCCGTCTGACGCTGAGTTCACAGTCGAGGTGACGAACAATGCTAAGGATAGTTCTCCCACTTGGGAGGATTGCACCTCCGAGTCTCGGAGTGGCAAGAACTATCTGTTCAAGAATAAAACCGCCGACAATGGCTTTGCCTTCAACTTCCGTGTAACGGCGAAGCGTGGCTCCTCTGGTACGGGCGGCTATATCACTTCTATTCAAGGAGGCTTCCAATAATGGGACTGAAAAGAATGCGTGAGGATTCCATCAAGGAATTGAAGGAGCGCAAGACCACCGAGCAGCTTCAGGAGGAGAACGAGTCTCTGAAAAAGCAGGTCGGCACACTGGAAAACCAGCTCACAGAGACACAGATGGCTCTGTGCGACGTATACGAGCTGCTGGTTGGAGGTGACGAGTGATGGCAAAGGTGTACGCTGAACTCATCCGTAAGGGCCTGAAGACCATTGAGCAGGTTCCTCCTCGTATTCGTGCAGATGTAGAGGCTCTGCTGGCGGAGGGCGCTGAATGAGCGCCTTCCGTGAGTTTTTGCTGAAGACTTTGCTGCGAAAGGAGGTGAGCATCATGGCTGTTGTCTACGCTACCCTTATCCTGAAGGGCAAGAAGACCCTTTCTCAGGTTCCACCCATCATCCGGGCGCAGGTCGAGGAGATTCTGGAAGACCTTGAAGTCGAGGTCGAGCAGTAACCATGAAATGCAGGAAGCCGCTCTCTACGGAGGGCGGCTTTTTGCATACCAAACCGAGAAATGGAGGGACAGAACATGAGTGCATGGGAAATCGTCACAAGCGGTGGCGGCATCGCTCTCGTTCTGCTGACGATTGTGCAAATCGCCCCCATCAAGCTGAACCCATGGTCCTACCTTGCGAACAAGTTGGGCAGGTCCATCAACGCTGATGTGCTGAAAGATTTGTCAGAGGTCAAGAACGGGCTGAAGGCCACCGAAGAAAAGCTCGACTGCCATACGAAGGTGGATGACGAGCGTAACGCCGACCTCCACCGTGCCAGAATCTTGTGGTTCAATAACGAACTGCTGAGGAATTTAAAACACACGAACGAGGAGTTCATTGACATCCTCTATGACATCGACTGCTACGAGAGGTACTGTAAGGAACATCCTGAGTACCAAAACAATCGGGCCGTCCACGCAATCCTGCATATCAAGAGCGTTTACGACCTGCTCCTTGAAACACACGATTTCCTGTGAGGCAGAAAGATGTCGGTTCACAAGAAGACCAAAGGGGTATCCCACCTCATCAGCAACCTACAAAGGCGTGAGATGAGGTGGTACACCTCTCGCTTGAAACGCAAGCGCAAGAGGCAAGAGCTGAAGGCCGAGATGCAGGACATCTCGCACTCGCTATTCTGGGTGTGGGAGTTCAGTAAGAAGGCTGTCCTGATATGCTTCCTGTTCTACATCATTGTACAGGTCTACTCCATGACTGTGATGCTGGTCTATACGGACTTCACTTATTTGGGAGACCTGATAACCGAGACAGGTAGCATCGTCCGGGACTGCGTTTTTGCCTATCTCGTCAAAGCTGGACTGGAGAATGTCGGTAAAATCTGGTTTACATCGCTTCAGAAGAAGTGGAACGAAACAAGTAACGACGGTGTTGACGATAACGCTGTCGGCTGAAAGGAGAGCGTGTATTATGAGTTTTATCGTAGAATACTGGTATATCTTCGCCTCTATCATCGCTATCGCAGTTGGGGCGGTTATCGGTGTCGTAGAGTTCCGGAAGCAGCCATCCGATGAACAGCTCGCCAAGGTGCGTGAGTGGCTGCTCTATGCCACCACACTGGCCGAGAAGGAGCTGGGTGGCGGTACTGGCAAGCTGAAGCTGCGCTACGTCTACGGCCTGTTTGTGGACAAGTTCACATGGGTTGCGAAGGCTATCTCCTTCGATACTTTCAGTGGACTCGTGGACGACGCACTGATACAGATGAATAAACTGCTGACCTCAAACACCGCTGTGCAACTATATGTCAACGGACCTGTTGAGGTCGAGGACGATACTGCCGAAGGCTAAGGAGGTAGAAATATGAGCACAGTCATGAAAGCGTCGGAGTTTGTCAAAAGACTGAAGGATGTTGCGACGAACTACAGTACGCTCTATGTTATGGGGTGCTTCGGCGCTCCTATGACGGCATCGAACAAGACACGCTACTGTGAGAACAATGACTACAACAAACAGGCTACTCGCACGAAGATGATTAAGGCGGCATCTGAAGACACCTTTGGCTTCGATTGCGTCGGCCTCATCAAAGGAATCCTGTGGGGATGGGCCGGGGACAAGTCCAAGGTCTACGGAGGTGCCACTTACACAACGAATGGCGTTCCTGACATCAGCGCCGACCAGATGATTGGTGCTTGCTCCGGTGTTACCGCCGATTTCAGCAGCATCATAGTCGGAGAGGCTGTTTGGTGCACGGGCCACATTGGTGTCTACATTGGGGACGGTCTGGCTGTTGAGTGTTCCCCAGCGTGGAAGAACCGTGTGCAAATCACCGCTGTCGGGAACATCGGCACCAAGAGCGGCTACAATGCTCGGAAGTGGACGAAGCATGGCAAGCTGCCTTACATTGACTACGACGTGAGCGTTAAGACCACCACGACCACAAAAACCACCGTCTCCGGCGCTGTAAGCACTGGGGTGTCGAGCGATGAGAAGACCATCTGGAGCTACCTGTTCTCCAAGATTGGTAACGCCTATGGTGTGGCTGGCCTGATGGGAAACCTGTACGCTGAGTCCGCTCTGCGGTCCAACAACTTACAGAACTCCTACGAGGCATCTCTGGGGTACACGGACGCCACCTACACCGCTGCGGTGGACAGTGGGAAGTATGCGAACTTCGCCACCGACTCTGCGGGGTACGGCCTTGCTCAGTGGACCTACCACACACGGAAGGCTGCTCTGCTCTCCTATGCACAGAGCCAGAGCAAGTCCATTGGAGACTTGACGATGCAGCTCGAATATCTGGTGAAAGAGCTGACCAGTTCCTATCCCGCTGTGTTGAGTGCGCTGAAGTCTGCCACTTCGGTAAAATCGGCATCCGATGCAGTTCTGACGAAGTTCGAGCGCCCAGCAAACCAGAGCACCAGCGTGAAGAACACCAGAGCGAGCTACGGCCAGAAGTATTTCGACGCATACTCAGGCAAGGCTACCAGCACGTCCTCCACTGCTACTGCAACATCTTCGAGCGTGAAGGTGGACAGCGCACAGAAATTCGATAAGGCTGTAGCTGGCATCTACAAGGTCACAGCAAGCGCCTTACACATTCGTGCAGGAGCTGGGACAGGGAAGACAAGCCTCGGCACACTGAAGAATGGAGAGACGGTCTATAACTATGGGTACTACACCACAGCAAGTGGTGTTGCGTGGCTCTATGTCAAGACCTCTGGCGGCATCGTCGGGTTCTGCTCGTCACAATATCTCAGCAAGTGCTGATTTTTGCCCTCCTCATGGGAAACCGTGGGGAGGGCTTTTTCTTTTTGCTTCATTATCCCACTGTAGGAACGACGAGAGACTGCCTATTTCAGGTGATACGCTATGAGGTAAGGAATTATACCCTTTTTATGAAACCCGCTTAAATCGGCTGGAAACAGCGTTTCCAAGGGTGCTGTGTCGTCGAGTTTTATTTGACGCACTTACCATAATTACAAGTATACTTTGCAAAGTCAATGACAAGTTTGCAAGTTTCGTCAAATAATTTAATAATTTTATATTCAGTTTCATATTCAAATTCATATTCAATTTCATATTCAGTATTTGCTTTTATTTTGCTTTTGTTTTGCTTTTAGTTTTGCTGTCTTACTGATGCGAAATTTTTTTAAAAAAATTATAAAAAGGGTTGCCCATCTGTTGTAAATATCCTATAATTATAATGACGGTAGAAGAATTATAACAACGGTAACTCGACGGAGGTAATCAAAAATGACAGTCAGCTACATTGAGTACAGCCAGCAGAAGCAGAGGTTCCTCGGCACCATCGGTGAGTGGAACGTATATACCAGTCCGATGGATGAGTACGGAAGATATTACAAGCAGTACGTTGGACCGAAGGGTACTTGGTACGAGGCAATGGAACCCGTCGAGGAAGAAGTCGAAGCCGAGGTTGTGGTTCACGGTATCGCCGTAAAGATTCGGCAGACAGTGAAGTTCCTTCGCACCGAGTTTTGGTCCACGAAGGACTCAAGAAGCAAGTTCTACTACGAGAAGTGGTGAGGAGGTAACAACAATGTACGACTACGCCAGAATTAACGAGACCACGATGCAGGGCATCTTCGAGGGAGCACCCGACCCCATCGAGCCAAAGGAGGCACTGGTGGTACACGTTTTCGTGATGGGGGACTGTTTCGAGAGCGAGGCCAGCCAGTTGGTCTACAGGGCGATGGACGATGCCGACGAGTCGGACCGCAAGCGTATCGCCAGCGATGCGGTGGTCGCCTACTGCGAGGCGAGGGGCATCGCTTGGGGGACGGTCAGAGTCCTCAACATCCGGCACTACGACCACGGCAGGATGGGAGACGGTCACTTCGTCATCGAAGGGTTGGTCGGCAAGAGAGAGGAGGTGTCGAGATGAACAGAGTGGTGAAAATCCTGATGGACCGGGACGGCCTCACACAGCAGGAAGCAAAGGAGCAGCTCAACGAGGTGCGCCAGATGCTCCGGGACTGCAACTACGACCCGATGGAGTCCGAGGAAATCATCCTTTCGGAGCTTGGGCTGGAGATGGATTACATCTACGACATCGTTTGAGGAGGTGAAGCTGATGTCTGAGAAGTGGTACGCCGTTGTGCGGTGGTCGGTGGAGGACGTAATCTACGCCGCCCAAAAGCAGGGCGTTGAACTCACCGAGGAACAGGCACACCGATGGTGGCAGCAGAACGAGAGAGCGTTCTCCGAGATGCTCACGCAGGACGGCAACGAGCGCCTTTCGTACATGGATTTTAACAACACTTACTAAGGAGGTACAAACAATGAAACAAGCTAATTTCATCGCTCTCCAGGGGCGCACTGAGGATGACCTGGACATATTCGTTCGGCTGGTGAACAGCTACCAGAAGAAATCCCGCAGGGATGAGATGCTTCGCAAGGAACAGCGTGAGCGCAAAAAACAGTACGGTCGTATGGTGATGAACGAGTTCCTGAATTTCTGCCAGTGTAATGGCATCATCGAAGACTATGATGAGGAGGTAGTAAACAGCTTATTTGATGGAGAGGAGGATGTCTGATGGGACGTGGTAATGTTTGCACACTCGGCAAGTACGAGGGACTGTTCTACATCGACAACGACCACATGCACGTCTACCGGGCGGCTGACGATGAGAGCGACTACCCAGAGACACGGCTGATGGGAGAACTGGACTACGACGAGCTGACGAACGGTGAATGGCTCTACGACGAGGAAGGTACGATGAACGAGGAGGAGGACATCTTCGAGTGCTTCATCGCAGAGTTCACCGGGCGGTTCGGTAGTTTCAGCCGGGTAGATAAGTGGCTCGACCAGACACGCCAAGCCATACTTGAAAACAGACTGTTCTACATCTGCGTCGAGGACAACGAGTGGTCGGTGGCAGTCGAGCTGGTGCAGAAAGAGGAGCCGTGTAGCATGGTGTGGATGGAGAACCTTCAGGGCAGGTTGTACCAGACCTACTTGGAGGGCATCAAGCGGTGCTTGCTGACACGGTTGCCGAGCATCGGCACACGGAAGACAGCATGGACTTCCGGGCAAATCACCAGAGAGGAGGTGTGTGGGCTGTGAAGCAGTACGCCGTCTACGTTACGAACTTGCAGTACGGTTGCGCACACGTCGAGGCGGAGACACCACAGGAGGCTGAACAGAAGGCAAGAGAGCTGAACCAGCACCGCAGCATCGACTGGTACGACGAGGAAATCAGCGACATCAGCGTTGAGGAGGAATGATACATGGCAAGTAAAACCAAGATTGAGTGGGCGGACGCCACCTGGAACCCGGTGACCGGGTGCAAGCATCGGTGCGAGTATTGCTATGCAGCTCGCATGACCACAAGATTTTCGGGTCATTGGGACAATCAAGAGATGAGGATGCTAGGAGCGGACGGAGGCACACACGTCTTGGACGAACCAATGTACCGACACACCTCTGGTAAAAATAGAGATGCTGGGGTGCATTCAGTCATCGCTCCGTACCCTTACGGCTTTGACCCGACGCTACACCGATACCGTTTGGAGTATCCGCAGCGCTGGAAGGAGCCGAAGACCATCTTCGTATGCAGCATGGCAGACCTTTTTGGGGAATGGGTCCCGGACGAGTGGATTGAGACCGTTTTCTCGGCGTGCAGAGCCGCCCCACAGCACCGATACCTGTTCCTTACCAAGAACCCGGTACGATACCTACAACTCGCAGGAGCCGCTGTTCTACCGGCAGGAGAGGCGTTCTGGTACGGTACGACGGTCACTGGCCCGAACGACATCTTCTGGTGGAGCAAGGAGCATAACACCTTCGCCAGTATCGAGCCGATGCTCCAGCCGTTCGGCAGGTCCGATGACGAGTCGGTCAAGAAGGTCGGCTGGGTCGTGATGGGGGCAATGACCGGACCGGGGGCAAAAGACCACCAGCCGAAGCTGGAGTGGGTCAAGGACGTTGTTCTCGACGCAGATGCCGCAGGAGTACCCGTCCTGATGAAAGATAGCCTCCAGCCTATCGTCGGCTATTTCAATATGCGAAAGGACTTCCCTTGGGAGGTGAGACAATGAACGCAAGAGCATCGAGAATACCAAACGGCGTTGCTGACGCTGTTGAGTGGTACTGGAGAGATGGCATACGAAGTCACCAAGCTCCAGAACGTGAGACCATCGAGAAGCACCTCGACGAGTCAATGTCGAACCTGAACGACAACCAGCGGTATATCCTCAGGCAGCGAGCAGACGAGCATCGCTGCCTCACAGATATTGCCAGAGAACTACACATTAGCAAAGAACGAGCACGGCAGGTCTACGCTCGTGCACTGAGTATGGTGTGCTGCAATATCTATGACATCATCAAGAAACAGGAGATAGAGGAACTTACAGTGGACGAGAGGCCGATAGATGTGCTGAACCTCATTCCAGCAGACAGGCAGCTTTTGATGAGACGTGGTGTTACCAAGGTAGGGCAACTTTCGGGCATGACCGGAGTAGAACTGATGAAGCTGCGTGGTGTGGGCATTACCAAAGCGGAGCGCATCATTGAGGCGTACCGCAGCTACGAGGAGACAAGTATTACCAAACGATAAATCTTCAAAAAATGCAAAAAACTTTCACCAAAAGGGTTGCCCAATCGTCCAATACTTCCTATAATTATAATTGAAAAGAACATATTATAATTTAGGAAAGGTTGGTACACACAATGAGGACAATCAACAGAGAAGGATGGTCCAAGGCAGTAGAGCTTGCGACGGAGCTTCAAGAGAACGGATGGAACAACGAAGTTATGCGGCAACTCGAAGATGTGTGCAATGAAAACGAAATCTTCTTTTGCGAGTGCGAAGACGGTATCGAACTCGAAGACGACTTCTTCAAGATTGACGAATGATACGGAGGAACAGACAATGAGGACTATCGAACTCGACTACGAGGTAAAGACCGCCTACGGGGATTGGATGCCATATGTCTTGGTCACATCGGATGGCAAGGAGTACGAGAGAGCGGTCAACATCATCCATCAGAACCCGGACAGCTACCGGGTGGTGAAAGTACAACACATCAGATAGGAGGAATCAACATGAAGCAGAGTGTGAGGCTGGGGGACGTCCCAATCGGGTGCGACTTCGAGGTGTGGGGGCGCACCTTTACCGTTCTCGACAACAGAGATGGAGGAATCTTTGCTCTACAAACGACTGTAGAGACTGAGATGCACTTTTGCGGGGAAGACAAGGAGCACCCACTGAACAATTTCGGTGTCAGTGCCATCCGAAAGTTCCTAAACGGGGACTACATAGAGTCGCTCCGCAGAAGCACTTGCTCACCCGGAGAACTGAAACTGAAGTACCAAGACGTTGACCTGAAGTGCGCCATGGGAAAGCGTGAGTATGGTATCTGCACAGTAAAGGCGGGGATACTGACATTGGAACAGTATGGCATCTACGAAAACATCATCCCACCTTCTGAAGACCCATGGTGGTTGGCTACACCATGGAAAGTAAAACCAAGCTCCATGGGCTGCAAACGTGCATGGGTAGTACGCTCACTTGGTAACTGCGGCATTCGTAATTGCTCCAAGTGGTATGGCGTAAGACCAACTTTGAACCTGGACCCTTCGATTTTAGTTGATTATGAAATCGAGCAAGAGACAGACGTCGACCTATCGAACATACCAATCAAATGCCTCGTAGACGAGATTTACAAACGTGCTGGAGGCGACAAGGAGCGTGTTTCCTAGATAACAGCTTCACATCAAACACGTTCAGCGATAGCTGGACTCGCTCACTAATTGTGGCGAGGAAGACTTTCAACATAGGAGGAAATCATTATGAGAAAAGACGTGAGAGTAGATAACGTTCCCATCGGGGCAGACATCGAGATATGGGGTCGAACCTTCACGGTGCTGGACCACAAGGACGGTGGTGTGTTTGTGCTACAGCGCACCATTGAGAAGGAGATGCCCTTCAACAAGGACGATGGCGAGTACCCGATGAACAACTTCGCTGAGAGCGCCGTCCACAAGTTCCTGAATGGCCCGTATCTGGAGGAGCTGGACGAGGTTGGCCCTTCCATACGGCATTGCCTACTCGACTTCAAGGTTGACCTGAAGTGTACGCTGGGTCAGCACGAGTACAGCGACTGCAATGTGAGGGCGGGTCTCCTGACATTGGAGCAGTACGGTCAATACTACGACATCATCCCGCTTGCAGACGGTCCGTGGTGGCTGGCTACTCCGTGGCGTACACCGAGCCGCTCCCCGTACACCTTCAATACTACCAACGCTTGGGTCGTCTACTCCAGTGGCAGCTGCAGCAACGACTACTGTTCCAACTCGTATGGGGTGCGTCCGGCTTTAACTCTTGACCCTTCACTCTTGGTCACTTACGATGGGCTGGAGGAAATTATTGACCTCTCAACCGTACCGACTGAGCAACTGGCGAAGGAGCTTTGCAGACGAGTCGGAGGTGACAACGAGTGAACAGGCCGATGATACCTTATGCCGTACAACTAGCTATGGCACAGTCGGTGAACGATAAGGACACTGTAAACAGGGTCGTTGAGGAGTGCTTTGGCGGCATAGCTAGAGAATTGATGGGGATAGCGCAAAAATACGACTATGCGGACCTGCCATTCGTGCTGGCATCCATGATGCTCACAGCTCAGTCGATGACACCACTTTTGAGTGAGGACGGACAGCAACTCGTGAGGAAATTGATGAGCCATATCACTTGCGTTACGGTCGATGCTGATGAGCTTCGACGCCAAACAGAAAACAAGGAGGAGAAAGATACATGAATTACGAAATCAAGCGAGGAGACATTTTCTACGTTGACCGTGGATGGAACTACGGTCACGAGCAGCAGTCAGGAAGACCTGCTATCATCGTCTCAAACGACGATGGCAATGCCACAAGTTCTACTGTTGAAGTGGTTTACTTGACCACGAAGCCGAAGAAGGATATGCCAACGCACGTCAAAGTGCTCAGTACGGGGATTGAGTCCACTGCACTGTGCGAGCAGGTGCATACCGTGGATGTAGAACGACTCGGCGGATTTAAGGCGAGTTGCACACAGCAGGAGTTGCAAGCCATTGACATTGCACTGATGGTCTCGCTTGGCATTAACGACCTTGTGCCGAGCGAGAAGGTCGTCGAGGTTGTCAAAGAGGTCGAGGTTGTGAAAGAAGTCCCATCGCAGAACAACGAGCAGCTCGCCGCAGTTCAGGCAAAGCTGGACGTGGTTCAGATGATGTATGATAACCTACTGAAGCAGGTCATAGGGAACCGAGCATCTTAATTTTATGCCTCTGAGTTACCGTTTCGTAAGATTTAAAAAAATCTTGCAAAAATTCACTTAAAAGGGTTGCCCAACTACCAGAAATATCCTATAATTATAATGACGATAGAAGAATTATAACAACGGTAACTCAGAGGAGGGCATAATCAATGAAAATCAGAGGTTTTGAGAATTGGGTCGAGGTCAACAGACAGACAGCGGACGACGGAACTCAGCGGGTATCCTTCACCGCAGGAAACCATCGCATCGTCGTAACGGAAGCCAGCTATATGCCAGGTGGTCTCAGAATTGAGACCTATCCGCTGGAACAGAACAGGTACACACCGAGCATCTACGTTGACAACGGGTTAAGGAAGAATTTCCAAACGGTCAGTATTCAGACCAGTTCTTGGGGAGCATTGGAGCTGGGCGAAATCGAAAAGGTCGTCGCAGCCTACACCGAGGCCACGAAAATTGCTCACGAAATCGAGACGGCGTTCCCGGACTGCTTCAATAGAACTCAGCCGGACAACTGAAAGGAGGCACATCAATGTTCACACTTCAGGTTTTATTCCAGCGAAAATGGAAATGGGGTATCGTCCAGTACGACACCATCGAGGCAGCAGAGTCCAGAGTGCAGGAGCTGGCGAAGGTCGGCATCCAGGCTAGGGTAAAGCTTACATCAGAACTTTATGGGAGGTAATCAAGATGTTTCGTTACTATTCGACGCAGCGCCCGGTGGGACCGGGGACGTACCCAAAGCCAGAAGACAACCGGGTCGTCAATATTGAGAACTTCGACCAGCGAACCTTCTGCGAGGCGATTGGCCGTGAGGCATGGGGGTACATCGAGTACCACGCTCCGTTGAAGCCGGTAGACATCGACCGTTACGAGCTGGTAGAGCCTGATACATTCAGCGCGAACCAAGAATACGAGGAGGTGCAAGTGCAATGAGAAGACCGGGCATGACAATCAAGGAAGCTACTGAGGAGTGGATTAGGGAGTGGAACGCCATCCCGCAGGGCATCATCGACAAGCTGATGCGGAACGACCCCGACGAGTGGAACGAGGTCACGACTCCCGCTCCGGTCGACCGGGTATATGTCTACGAGGTGCCGGAGGAGCTGGACACGCTCGAACACGGCGGAGAAATCAGCAGCTACAACGAGGAGGCAGACCTCTACTGCATCGAGCTGGATGACGGCAAGCTCGTCTCGTGCGGCAGAGATGACTTCGAGGTCGAGTACGACGGCAGTCTCCCGATGTGGGGAACAATGTGGTCCTTCGGGGACAGCGCCGACGACTACTGGCTGGAGGAGATGGACGGCATCCGCATTATGTCAGAGTGCGGCGTCCGCATTTTCGAGAGCGAGGAGTTCGGGTACTTCTTCGGCATTGACGGAGCCGGGTACGACTTCTATGAGGCGCACTGGGTTCCGCTCTATAAGGCCAGAGGTCTTAAATGGCACGACCCGAAAACTGAGGGAAAGGAGGCTTGTTGATATGACATACACAAAGAGCAACACACTGAAGCAGTTCCTGATAGATTCCGGCTACCCGGAGAGCGAGATGTACCACCACGAGTCGGACCTCTACATCTACGTCACACCGGAGACCACGAAGGTCGTCAACGACTGGTGCAAGACACACGGATACAACCGGGAGCATCATTGCCCGGTGTTCACCGACCAAATCACTGGTAAGGCAATGTACGATTGTGCCTTCCAGTGGTACGGAGAGGAGGGGGAGCAATGAATGAGAAGCAGGAACGGATGTGGGACATCCTCTGCGAGCTGGACGGCGAGACGGTGGCGAGGCTGTTCACGGACTACCACGGGACCCAGTTGCTGGACGACGGGTTTAGGGAGTTCCTTCAAGGCGAAGGGTACATGGACGAGGACGATGATAACGAGTTTGAGTGCTGTGAGGACTGTGATGCTTGCCCGGTTAAAATCTATATGGACTGCGACTATGCAGGTATATACCCCGAAGACGACGAACCAGAAGAGGAGGAATGATGATGTTCCAGAACAAATTCGAGGTCACTGAGGTGTGTCCAAACTGTGAGAGTGAGGTCACGATGGTGTGGGATGTGAAGCAAGATGGCTACAAAGCCTTCTGCCCGGTGTGTGGCGGGAGTCTTATGCTCTGCGATATGTGCCACCACAGGGGCGAGGACGGGGCGTTCGTTGATGACTGCGACTACGACAGCAAGATGGACACCTGCCGCTTCAACAGAGGAGACGGCTGCAAGTGGATAAGCGTTATGGATGTCCTGCCGGAAGAAAATGTGCGGGTGCTGACACTGAGTAGATGGGGCCATGTGAGCGACCGGGCAATGAGAACGCACCTGAGCGGAGTGACGCTGTTTGACCCGGACGGCCTCGAACCTGGGAAGGGTGTCACCCACTGGATGCCAATGCCAAAGCTCCCGGCCCGCGAGAAAGGAGCGCCGAAATGAAGGACGGTCGGAAACGGTGTGTGAACTGCAAGGAGTTCGAGCGAACACAGGCTATTGGGGATGGATACATCGGGTACTGCCGCAAGTACGGCCTTCCCGTAAAGGACACGCTCTCCGGGTGCGCCGAGCGAAAGGAGGTCAATAAGTATGGAGACGAATAGGGACAACCTGCTCACGACCCTGCTGAACTGCGGGTCACTCGACCTGAAACTACTCGACGACGTGGAGTACGACTGGTGCGACATCCTCAACAGGACAACAGGGGACCGGGACATCAACGCTCTGATGTATGAGGTCTTCCAGATGGGATATGAGGATATACAGGCCAAGATGGAGGAGCGCATTGGCGAACTGGAGGACATCGAGGAGGACGAGGGAGGTCTGGACGATGAAGACAGCGAAGAACTGGAGGAGCTTCGCAAACTGGAACCATCAGAAGATTTTGAGTCGTTTCACAATTTCCTCGACACGCACGTCTACTGCGTGAACCATTGGGACACCTACAAGAAGTACATGGAGGATGCCCTTGATGAGTTCTGCCAGAACACTGGATTTGAGATTGGAGGATAACATGGCATACACAATCAAGTGTAGCGAGACCCAGCTAAGGGCTATTAACACTGCACTGGAAGAATATTTTAGATTACGAATGGGCCAGTTCCTGGAGCTTGCGGATGATTTGGCGACGCTCAACTATGACATCGAGAAAGAAGGAGCGTTTGATAAGATGCTGCAAAGCCGAAATGCCGCAAACATCGCTTTACAAGCAGCGTACAGAATTGCAACGGAGGACAGAGCTGCCTATTGTCTTCCAACCCAGGTAAAGACAGAGACAAGCACTATATGTATGGACATATGGCAGGTGATTCGGCATCAACTGTGGCTGGACAACGATGGCCCAGAAAAAACACCTTGGAGCAGAGACGGTGCGATTCCTATGCTGGAAAGCGATGAACCGCCTGTAATGGTAACAAAAGACGGCAACGAACAAACCATGGTCGATGTTGCTGTGAAGAATGCGAAAGGAGCACAGTAATGGACACCGAAACCACGAAGGACTATGTATACACTGTGAACAAAGCCTTTGAGGCACTACAAAAACAATACGACGGTCTTTTAGGGGAACTGACAGAGCTTGATACCAGATTTAGTAACATGAAAATCGACCGGGACCGTCTGCAAGCAAAGCTCGACCTGCTGTGCCTACCAGACAGACCTTGCAGCATCTGTCGGAATCGGGTCGATGGAGAGTGCAGCAAGTGGAACTGTGAATGGGAGGAACTGCAATGAATAATTACACGAAAATCATATGGGATAAACTTGGAGCCCGTGGGATTCTGATGCGTATAGCGATTTTATCAGCGCATTTGTCCTCAACAGCTTTCAAGCTGATTCAGGGCATGGACGTTCACGACGGGAACTTATCTTCGTATAAACGTGACCAGCTCGTATCCCAAATAAAAGAGATGCTCACTTGCTACTACGTTTTGTGCAAGTTTGAATGCGAAGAAAATGGAGCAGCTTACACAAACATCAAGCGCTGGGCGGAGCAGGTGACCGGGAAGGAGGATGTACAATGAGCAAAGAAAGGCTCGTTGATGCCAACAAGTTCTACGAGAAGGCGGAAGAACACATGGTCAAGGAAACAGGGGCGTACTCCAAAGGCTACAACGCTGCCCTTAGGGCTGTAAAATCAGATTTGCACAACGAAGATGCCACTCCAACCGTAGACGCGGCCCCCGTGGTACATGGATACTGGAAAGAAACACCGAACGTCCTAGGGTTTATTTATTGCTGCTCGAACTGCGGTGGACGCTATGGGGCGATAGCCAGAGAACGGCGAAAATATTGCTGCGCTTGCGGTGCCAAAATGGATTTGGAGTAA